CAGTTCGTCAGAGCGCGGTACGTAAACGTAGGTAACACCCACGTTGGTAGCCAGAGCAGCAGCAACTGTTGCAGCCATGGTTTTACCAGTACCATATGGCCCACCCAACAGAACGCCACGCTTGACTGGCATATCGTTGGCGATACAGTCAGAGACGCGTTCAATTGGAGTGAAGAGGTTAGTTTCGATGAGGTTCTGCACATCGTCGGAATAAACCAGAGAATCACGGCTAATGCCGTTCAGGTTCATGAATTCCGGCTCTGGCATTTCCAGCAGGTCGCCATCGTTATCACGGAAGCGAATTTTAATTGCTTTACCCATGTAAATGGAGTTGGTGCGCAGAGTCTTTTCAACAGTATCGAACAGAAGTTCGATAGTTGGTTCGTCTTTGCGCAGCACTTTGCCGACCAGTTCGAAACTGACACGACCATCTTTTTTCTGTGCAGAACACTGCACGAAACCTTCTACCTGAGGCAGAGAGAAACGGCCCCAAGGTACTTTTTTGGTCTGACCATAGCCAACCTGGACATCCAGCATCTGCGGTGGGTTAGAACCAAAGAAACCAGGTGTTGCTTCAGCAGCAGCCCAGCCATAACGCTCAGTCAGCGCCAGCATCAGTGCATGAGCACCGTCCCATGGGAATACGTTGTAGGTACGACGCACCACAACTTCTTCTTCTTCAAACGTCATACGACGTTTTACCAGGTCCAGTACATCGCTCAGCTTCATGCCGTCAGGAACAATCAGCTTTTCGCCATGACGCACGATATCAGCAACGTGAACCTGTTTTTCATTCTGTTCGAGAGTTTTAGCCATTACTATTTACCTTTTCAGATGGGGATTAAAATTAACGAATTGAAGAGAATTTATTTCTCTTTCTTTTTTCCAAGGCAACCGCCGGAGGCGGTTTAACCTCTACCGAACACAGGAATAACACGATAGTTACCATTGCGAGCAATGTTAGCTACGTGCTGTTTCTTGGTTCGACAAACGAGTTTGTTAGGGATACGGAAGATATCCCATGCAATAGGATATTTGGACACTTTACTCACCAAATTTAAGTTTACTTTGGAAGGTACTGTGTTTTGCCTCTTCTCTATTAAGCTTGCCATCTTGAATGAAATACTGAGTGATTAACGTATTGACCATACGAATACCCAGAGTATTCATTTCATAGTTCTCTCGAATATGTTTCGAGATATCAGCGATAGCTTTCTCACGCTTAACTTCTGAAAATAAATCCAGATACATAGCGAGAGTTTTAGATTCTTTCAGGATATTCAGGAGAGTATCCAGACTGACTTTAGTGGTGTTGTATACCAAACCAACACGACCAAGGAATTCAGTCTTCACGCCAAAAGCACGGAGCTTATCCAGATTGATATCTGGTTCTCCATTAAATGCACCAGCAAATACAAACAGGACGTTCTTAACAGGAACATCTACGTATTTGCCATAGTCGCCAAACACAGAGGTACAGTCTGATTCAAGAATCTTAAGGAATTCATTCTGAACTCCATTGGTAGACTCATGAGCCAGTTCACTATTGTTATTACCTGCGATGAATAACTTATCGAATTCATCTACAAAGCAAACAACAGGATTACCATTGGCTTGACGTAATGGTGCTAAGGCTTTACTCAGGCTATTTCCTGATAGACCTTCTTTGGTTAGCTGAGCAGCATTGATTTCGATGTAATCCATCTTATGCTCATCAGCCAACAGCTTAATTAAAAAGGTTTTTCCAGTACCACTTTCACCCGTTAAAATGAAGTGAGGACGAAGCTCACATTCACTAGCTTTAAAGATGGAAAAGATACGGGAAATATCTTTCCTAAGCTGTTCTTGCTCTTTCATTAACATGCATTCCTGAGCAGTTTATCGTTAACAGGGATGTACCATGGTAAGTTACGACATAGATGTTTTTTAAGGTTCCATAGAACATCGTTCATATGGTCGTATTCATCAGGGTGAACAATCCGAACAAACCTAACATCTCTATCTAAGATTTCTATCCCAAGGGTAAAATCTACATACTTACCATCAGCCATGAGACTCACATAGTGAGCTATACACATTTCGTTGTACATAACGACAGTCTCAACAACACCTACAGCCATACCTGATTTAACTGCTTGAGCAGCATTGATATGGCATTTGTAGTTGTATTGAGGAACAGATTTATCAGGAATTCCTACAGAGATTTTCTGAGGGTAGTCTTTTAGAGCTTGTTCTTTAATAAGACGCTCTGCTGTTTTTAAGAACATGGTTTACTCCAGATATTTTCGGAATACACCTGCGAAGCAGGAATCTTCATCTTGAAGTCCGTGCTCTTGACATAATCCATGATGGTCAGAACGACAATCATGACCTACGTAATCTAAAGCATCTTGCAAGGCTTGCTTTAAATCTTCTGGTAATTCGAATTCTGGTTCAGGTTCTGGTTGTTTCCACCCACAACACTGACAGTCCATACCATCAACATACTGGTCACATTCAGCGTTTTGGCAGTACAGGTACAAACCCATATAGCCTCCAAAAAAGATGCCCCCACAAGGAGGGCAAAGAACATCTGAAAGGTAATTGAATTAATTACCTAATCGCGGTTTAAGACTTAATATGAATTAACTGTCCAAACGGAACCGTTGCACTTGGATTATCAAGGCATACCCAAATTACAAAGTCTGCTGGTTGTTCTTTCATAGGAGCACATTCCAAGTCAGAGAACACAACCATGATAGTTGGTTTATGTTTCTTGGCATGTGCTAATACACAATCCAAAGATGTACCACCACGACCTGTAAAGGTCAGTGATTTGATATCCATATCAGGAGTTACTTCATACTCATCATGAATTCGAGTATCGAATGTCACAATGCTCATCTTCTCTGGCATTAACATCTGCTGAATTGCGTGCATTTCACTGATATACACATTGAACTGTGCATCAGTTACTGAACACGAAATATCGTTATAAAAGATGATATGAGCCAAAGATTCAGAGTTAAGTGATGGGAGCATGATGTCAGGGAAGAATCTCTTATTAAGTTTCTTCCAACTATAGTCATCCTTTGCCATCTCATTGATGAAGTCTCTGAGGATATAGTTCCAGGGTAACTTTGGATTTAGGAGTTCATCCAGGTAAGCCTGAATGTCTCCAGGAACTGAGCCTGCTTGACCTCTTTGCTTTGCAGTAATCACGCCACGAATGAGCATATTGTCGATTTGAGCATCCACTTCTTCTTCTTTATCTTCTGGTGGAGGATTAATATCCCCACCTGTAGGATTAGGAGGCAGCTGTTCAGCTATCTTCATTAACTCATTATAAATTTCGTAGACGTTCATATTGTCGTAGTCATGATTGACTAGCCAACCCGGACCAATTACATAACCTTCATTATCAAGTTGATTGTTAATGAAGAAGTCACATGCATAGTTCCAGATTTTAGGGTCCCTGCCTTCATGTCTCGTAGGATGCTTAAGCACCACATGCCAAGTCTCATGAGCGAGAAGTGTCACTCTGATTTGTCTTGGTTGAGCCATAAAGAATTCAGGATTAATACGCAGATTTAAACCATCTACGTCAGCGGTTGGAATATCATCACACCATGAATGCTGAAGTGAGCAAAACACTGATGTAATAAACGCTGTCCCTTTCTTAGCAAAGAAATCAACTTTAGCAAGGTCATAGATTCTTTCTAAATCCATAGACCCTCCTGTTAAAGCATACCTTTACCGGCATCGTTAGCGTAACGAGATACCCAGTCAGATACTGCCTGGACACCTACAATTGCTGGCTTAGCTTTAAACGCAGATGACAACGTTACAATCTGGAATTCAGATGGTAAACGGTTGACGAATTTCATTAACTGGTCAGCGTTATCTACATTAATACTGGAAGCAATTAAACCAGCATACGCAAATTTAATGTCTGCACGATTAGGCACAGTAATGTTTTCTGGATTAGCAATAATCTCTTCAAGACTATGTACTTCACCGAATACATCACAGAAAGCCAGAAACTCTTGTGCAGCACCTGAGCCAATAATACCTGCCAATACTGGCTGGTCTTTACCTGAATCAGTAGGAAGTCCTTTAATGTACTTACTACTGAAATCCCAGGTTCGTGGACATGGGAATGTTTCACGCAGGTTCTGAGGATTGAACTTATGGAACATTTCCTTTTTAAAGTTCAAATAACCCAGAACACGATAATCAATACCGGATGCAATAGCCCACTCTTCCCATTCAGGGAAATGAGGTTCCAGCACCATATGTACGATACGTGACATGGTTGCAGAACTCATTGTAGTGGTGATAGCACCATCGGTATCAAGGTTACCAGCCGCAGCAATGTATACCTGAGGATGGAGTTTGGTTTGACCAACCATACCATCCAACAGTTTGTATGCAGCAGCTTGAACAGCTTTCGGTGCAGTGTTCATCTCATCGAGGAACAGCAACCAGCCATTGTAACCTTCAGGAATTTCATCCCCTACAATAGGGATGTCTTTTGGCGGGTGATAAACAGAACGCCCACCTTCGATGTTCGGGAAACCCAGCAAGTCTGTCGGGTCACACTGACCTAAACGAAGGTCAATTACCAACAGCTTGGCTTCCTTTGCAATCTGACGAATGATTGCTGATTTACCAATGCCCGGAGAGCCTTTAATAAAAGGCACTAATCCTGAGGCAAAGCAGCGCTCTATAGCCTTTTTAATAGCAGATGGACGCATACCTATTACCTTTCAAAAGAAACGCTCCGAAGAGCGTTTAAGAAACTTTTTTCAGACGACGTGAATCGAACAGCCATGGTGTAACATCACCATCTTCTTCTGCTATCAGAACGATACAATCGTATCGCATGGCACCTTGAGGCAGTCCTACACATTCACGCACATCGGTGCCTTTTTCATGCCCATAGAATGGGCGAGGCAGCCATTCAGCAATAATTCCAGGCTGATTTTCATCTGGGAAACGGAAGCAACCAGGCAGGTCAGGATGTTTAATGACAATGTCACCAACATTCAGAGCTTCTTGTTTGACCACCATGGCATCAAAGCCACGACGAAGAGCGTCAACTTTATCAGTTTCAATTGACATCTTTTTCACCTTTAAACATGGGCCAGAGAATTGCTGCAATACCCGCAGCAAGTACGCCGTCAGCTAACATCGACATCATCTTACCAGTGAAGTCGATAGCCATTACGAGGAACAGCAGTACGGCAACTGCTATCCCCCGTAATTTCATACCCATCTTACAGAAGGGTATCCAGACGGATGCCAGCCCAGCCAGCAACTTTTTCCAGGAACGCTTTTTCTTCGGCACCCATACCGTCTTCGTCTTCAGCTACTGCGATACCGCACAGCAGAGCACGACGTTGACCAGCAGGGTCACCTTTCAGGTCGTTGAATTCTTTTTCCAGGTCCATCATTGCACCACGATGGAATTTCTGGAATTTGCTAATCCACTTGTTGGTCATGGCCTGAGTTTCAGAACGCCATTCTGCAAATGTATCATCAGATTCGATGACATTTTCCAGAATTTCAATTTCTTCGTCAGAACAGGATTTGTCGGCAAAAGCAACGCCAACCATTACAGCGATACCAGCTTCAACGGTATCTTTGTTTTCCAGTTTGCCAGCAGAAGCACGCATCTGCTCAACTTTCTGGTTTACTTTCTTTTTACCAAAACCTAATAAACCCATGAGATTTACCTTCTTTCAAATGTTACGGAGAATTGACGGCTCTTAGTGCTGAGCAGCCGGATGAATGAAGTACACGCCTGCTACACCAGTATCAATGGTGTATGGAGACTGTACGTAGGTAACTGTCGGAGCACGTCCAAATTCTTTTTCGAACTTAGCCCAGCTTTCCCTTGCGTTTGCCAGATTTTCAGCAATAATTTCATTGCTGAGTTTCTGTTTTTCCAGGAAGTCACAAACGTCAGTCATGTACTGATGACGTTCGATACAGTGACAACCCTGATGACCACCTTCAGCATGGTCAGCTTTGATTTTCTCACCGATATCTTCCAGCAGTTCACGAGGAGTGACTTCCTGCTGAAGAATTGAGCCAATTACCTTGACTACAAGAGCAGGCATTGGACCACCATATTGGTCAACAATACGCATGGTTTCCATCATGGCTTTCTTTTCTTCTTTGGTTAAAGACATTTTATTTACCTTCAGATTGTTTAAGTAATTCACCTAAGCCTTCAGCAAAGGTACGAATACGTGCATCAAGTTCTTCAAGAGTTTTGATTTCACTTTCACGCACTTCTTTGTTTATTAGGAACTTGGCTAAAGAGCCTAAGGATTGAAAATAACCAACATTACTCAGTTGTTCAGCCCCAGCTTTAATACCAGTTTTTATAATTTTCCTTTCCACCAGAACATACGTATAGGCGTTTGACTGAACATAGTATTTATCACCTAACGGAATACACATTCTGGATTCAGCGGCTTGTTTTGCCATGCTCTACTCCAAAAAATAAAGCTCCCATAAAGGGAGCCTATTTATCCAAAGAAAACGCCGGAGGCGTTAGACAGGATAAGCTTTATCAAGACGCTTATTAAGATTATGTCTGTTGATATATTCTCGACGTGCTTCTTGTTGACGAGCTAATTCAGATTCGAGACCTACGATTTTTTCATCGAACTCTTTGAGATTCTGCTTATGCAGTTCCCATTCAATTTGACTCATTGGTTCGTTCATTTAACACCTGTAGAGTTAAATCCACCTTCACCTCGCTCAGTAGCTTCAAAAGAATCTACTATATCGAATTCTGGCTGCATTACAGGGACGATTACCATCTGAGCAATACGGTCACCAGGGTTAACCGTAAAACTCTCTGTAGAGCGGTTCCAGAGGCTTACCATTAACTGTCCCTGATAGTCACTATCAATGAGTCCAGTCAGGTTACCCAGAACCACTCCATGCTTATGACCTAAGCCTGAACGAGGCAGAATCATTGCAGCATATTTGGCATCATCCAAATGGATAGCCAATCCAGTTTCAACCAGTTTGGTTTCACCTGGTTTAAGCGTAAATGGCATTGCTACGTTTGCACGTAAATCTACACCAGCAGAACCTTCGGTAGCTGGTTTAGGAATGCACATTGCAGGATTGTTGGGAGGAAGTACCATCAATTTAACTTTCATACAGTTCCCTATATTAGTGTTAGACAAATACCACTATTAGTGGCATTTGTTTAAAACTAAACTTTTTCACGTAGTTCTTCTAAAAACTCTCTACGGCTATCTCTCCAAGCAAGCCATGTGTAAGTTTTTAATTCTTCATATTCTTCATCTGTGTACAGATGTTTTTTAAATGTATCAGAAAACCATTTTTCAAATTTTTGTGACATATATATTACCTCATTTTAAAAGCCTCCCTAATGGGAGGCTAGTAGATTACCATTCGTAACTGACACCTGCACCAAAGACAAAGTCATTTTGGGTAGTACCAGCTACAGATGCTTTAGTAACAACATTCTGGTTGAATCGTGCAGAAGCACCGACAGCAATACCTTGCTCACCATCATATGAACCTACCCCAGCACCTACAGAAAATGAACTGTTTTGGCTTACTTGCGGAATGTTAGCCATAGCAGCTACACCTGCAATACCGGCAGAGGCATGGTTACGGTTATCATCAATACGTTTACCCATATCAGCAAAACGTTGATTGGTAGACTTCTCATATGATTCTTGACGAGCAGCAGTAGCTTTATTGGCGGCAGTATTAGCATTAACTAAAGTCATATCTGCATCTTTGCCATTGGCTCCATTCTTACCATCTGAACCATTCTGTCCATCTTTACCAGCTAAACCTGTATCACCTTTCTCACCTTGAGCACCAGTGTCACCTTTGGCTCCAGGAGCACCATCTTTTCCGTCTACACCGTCACGTCCATCCTTGCCGTTAACGCCATCTTTTCCATCCTTACCATCGATGCCGTCACGCCCTGCGGCACCATCTACACCATCGCGACCGTCTTTGCCGTCGATGCCATTGGTGCCGTCTTTTCCGTTAATACCATCTTTGCCATCAGCACCTGCTGCTCCAGTAGCTCCGGTATCTCCTTTTTCACCCTTATCGCCTTTTTCGCCTTGGATGCCTTGAACACCATCTTTACCATCGATACCATTTGTACCGTTGGTTCCATTGATGCCATCTTTTCCTTTAATGACAGTATACTCACCATTAATAGTGACGTTTTCCACATCCCCGGTGAAGTCCACATTCAACTCAGAATTATTACAATTCCAAGTAGAAGCACACTGGCTAATAGATACTGAACCAGTACCATTACCAATAACAGTAACATCGCCATAAGCGTTGCTATCATTATTTTTTGCCATAGAAGCAAATGACATAGAGGCCATTACAAGGCCGACAGCTAATAAAATCTTTTTCATGATTTACTCCCGGCCTTAGCCGATTAGGTTGTGGATTTAATTAAAGAGGCTGCGTACTCTAACAAGTACAGTTTTGGAGCTACCCAAATCTTTAACCAATCGAGATTGCACCAGAATACGAATATCATTATGAAAGTAATGATTCCCCATATAACAGTTAAAGCAGTAACTGCTGTATCTTGTTCGGTTGTAGTACTTCTTTGGTTTTTAAACCACCATCTGAATTTGGTTAACATCCAAATGACATAACCAACAATAATGGCAGTAGCAGAAAACCAAATTAAAAAACTGAAGGTAAAGTTCCATATGAGAAGTTGTTTTAAAACTTCTGGAATTTGTTCTTTACCAAACTGAATAGCAGCATCAGCACCAGAAGTAACTCTGGTAATAATATCGGCTAACACTTTCTGAAGTTGGTCATTCATCTTTAGCTGCCTTTGGATTGATTACAGAATTTGGAAGACAGCTAATGGAATAGCTATCAGAAGTATACGTAGTGCCATGCATAGTCCCTTCTGCAACCAATACCCAGCAAGTAACAGCCGCATCGTCGTCGTGTACACGTTGAATATCTACCTTTTCAAATGCAGGATTAACTGGTTCTGCACGAGCATATTTAACACCCAGCAAAATGCAGAGTGCTAATGCCAGCCAAAGAACCAAGCGAATTTCTTTCTTTGAGAACATACAAGTTCTCCTTTGTTGTAGGATTTAGTGATGTATTCACGTCCAGTCCAGTAGAGGACTCTGGTAATACCTCTGTATGTATTAACCATATGAGGTATTAACCATCTATCCTCTACCCAGACTTTACTGAATGGTTGGATGTTCTGGCATGGAATGTAGCGGACTCTGGGTTTCATCCACTTTCTCCTGATTAGGATTAGTTGGGTCTTCTACTGCATACCAGTTACCGCTTTCAGCTTCCCACATAAGCCATTCATCTCTTCCTCCAGCATCTGGAGTAGGATTACGACCAATGAAGGAATGTTCAGGAGTATATGCAAACTCCCGATACATCTCTTTGAAGCGAACCAGAGGAGTATCAAGTACTTCATCAGTACCTGTTTCAATGTACTGAACCCAAATCTGGTTTCCGTACAATCCTTTGATTACTACTTCACGTTCTTCGTCTGGATTAGCAGCGAAGAACATAATCATTACCTTACCTACACGAATCATTAGTCCATTCTCCCAATTAACTTCGCTTCGCCATTGACCGTATACACGGTCATGGCTCGCTCGTATTGCCAAAATTCGATATCTATCCCATCTGTATTACCGATACGATAGACGGCTATAGGATGTTCAGGTTCTTCACCTGGATAGGTTAACAAACCATCCTTAAAAGCAGATTTGGTTTCAGATGGAAGCATAGGAGTTCCATACTGGTAGATATCCCAAATCTTATATCCAAGGTCCATTTCATTTTTGGATATGTTTACAGCACGTTCAACAATCTGGGGTATGAACCCCAGAGAATCTTTGATACGTGATTTAGGAATAACAGAGTAATAACCTGTCGGGTCTACCGACAGATTCACATGAGTAAGAATACCAGCCATGAGATACCTCAGGAGAGCATGTAGTTAGAGTTACGAATATCTTTAGACAGGTCAGTTGAGAGCTTACGTACAGGTACTCTCTTACCAACAATTTGACCAATCATGCAGGACAGCATGTGGCTATCAGCCATATCAGCAAAGATATCAATATAGTTCTGACGAACTTCATTCATATACAGTGCATGACATTTGAAGCAATCGTGGATAGCAATCAGTGCGAATGGTTTGTGGTTCAGCATCTGTTCGATGATACGAATCAGTTCACGCTTAATCCAAAGAGGAACCATATCCACATTATCATGGGTGATATGTTCAGCGATAACTACAGATACCATTTTATGAGCCTCAGCAAGCCCTACAAGACGTTTAAGCTTTTCAGTGTGTACATCTTCATCTTTGATGTATACGTAGCTTGTACCCCCTGTTAAGGCGCTGTAAACACGTTTAATCATATCAATATCGTAGTTAGCTCTACGGTTCATCTCACGCACTACAAATCCATCCACGGAGTGGATGACATTGGCTGCAAGAGATAATCCAGTAGCAGTCCCTTTGTTAATCCAGTAACGATGAGTGAAGGAGCTATTCAGTTCATTAACTTCAAAGCTCTCTTCAACCATAGACATGACTTTAACGATAGCTGTGAAACCATCTGGCAGTACCCACATATGCTGGTCAGCAAAGGGTTGCCAGATATCAATCAGGTCCTGACGAAGCATGTTTGCTCCAGGTGCTACGATATTAACCATCTCGTAGAACTTCTGGAGTTCAATAGAGTTCTCTCCGAACAGTTTACGGGGATTGGCTTGAGAGCCATAAAAGTGAGTCATGGTTGCATCTTTAGTCTGAGCACGCTCAAACTTATCCATCTTGCCATCTAACAGAGCAATCATTGCATGATAGCCATCTGTATAAACATCTTTACGGCAATCTGGGTCAATCATGTTTACTGAACGAGCAGTAACCTTACAACCAGTCAATGCTGCCATACATTGTAAGCCTGATGCTGTAGCATCCATACCTACCAGATAACCAGTAGGCTTACCTGCTTTAGTATCTTCATATGCAAGCATACCAGCATAGAATTGAGCAGGTTCATCTGCACTATCTACCAAACTGGCTAACTGCATTTTGTTTTGTTCGAACCAATTTAAGCGTTCTTCAAACAGGTCTTTATCCAGACCAAAGGAGTTAGCAATATCGAGTTTGATATACTTAAAGGCAGAGAATTTTTGCATCTTGAGTCTCACTTATTTAGTTGAGAGGAATTGAAACGATTTGGTTTGAATACACCTGAGGATTATGGGATTGGAATATAGGACATACATCGCATTTCAAATCACATTTGTTTGCGATTTCTAATTCACCAAAACCTCCTTTACATGCACCATAATTCATTGACCAGATACGAAGAGATATGAGAATTTCAATCAATTCTTTATTCATATCTTTACTCTCATTATTAAATTTGAGTATGTATCTGTATTGGATTTTACTACTGGACAACAACTACAGTAGTAATGGCAATCATCATCTAAACTAAGTTCTATAGGATACCCTCTACAAAGTTTTGTTGTTTTAAGTGACCAAATGCGGATAGATTTAAGAATCTCAATGAGTTCTTTATTCATATCTTCATCCTCAGTATTTGGTTCTTATACAGATTAGGAGAAGGGTTTTTGTTTAGCGGACATGATGAACATAGAGTGGCTGGTTTACATTTTTTGGTTAAAAGTAACTTTCCTCCTATACATTCATACATATAAAGCATTTTATTAATTTGATTGAGTATGAATAAAAGTTCTTTATTCATCAGGGATAATTCCCATCATCCTCCCTGCTGCATCTAAGCCATAGACAGTTTGACGTACTTCGTCATCAGAACATGACAGCAAAGCACATTTGCTTTTGTCTCTGGTTTCACCATCAATACTGCATAGTTTCATACAGGCTGGTTTAGTAGAGCAGAAATGCTCTTCAAGCTTGTCTGGTACTTCACGAAGTAGCATTACAATCTTGATGAACTGGTCTGGTTTAGAAAGTGCCATATGTTATTCCTTAATAAGTAAACTAATATATGCATACAGTTTTCGTTTAGCTTCATTAGCATTATCTTCGATTTGTTTCCAATCTTCAGGATGCATACCTCCTTTCCAAGATAAATCAATTTGTGCTTGAGTATGTTTACGTATTAAAAATTGAAGTCTTCTATGTTCTTTTCGAGTCATGATTATTCCTCAATGGGAATTAGTTCTTTGTCAGCCAATTCAAGAATGGCTTTACGATAGGTATTACCCTGATATGAGACATGGTATCCCTGACAATAGGTACGACCACGTTTGTCATATTTATGGGTAAGATAGAATCGATTACCTTCATTGATGAGCATAGCGAATACACGCATAGACTCTTTTTCCATTTTCAGGAATGAAGCTACACGAGATTCATACTCATCTTTGGTTTCATCTGCTTTAGGTGCATTAAGATGTTTACGGTTATCACGTATATTACGAATAACACGTTCATCTAAAGCAAATGCAACAGAGTTAAATCGATTGATATTATCCAGACAGATATCTTCTTCATGGTGATTCTTCTTAAGGATTAAGGAATCCCATTTAATAGACAGATACCCACTACCTTTGTTGTCTGTCACCTTGTTAGGTGGAACTACCATTGGAGGGAGATACTGATACTGATTAATCAGGTCCAGTGTCTTTGGTTCAAGAGTTACTTTAGAGACAAGCTCCATAGAACCAGAGTTAGAGAATGATGCTGGAATCACATCATAGAGGTCTGCAATAGCACCTACAGCAATAAGTTCACCAGCAGTACGAATAGCAGCTTTAGGCTCCATATTAATCATACCGGATACCATACCCACTATTTGGGTATATTTAGCATGACCATGTTGAGCCAATGAACCAGCAACACTCAGGAAGAAGTCAGTGAATATTTCACTATCCAGTTCTGCCAGACGTTGGTTCTTACTTTCAAAGTAATCACCTTGTTGCCATTCAATAGCTGCTTTTACAGAAGCATTAACAAGCTCCATCAATTCACTACATTCCAGTAATTCCTTACGAATCAGGTCACGAGCCTGATGTTTGGAATACATAGTTTCAATCAGAAGTTGGGTTTCTTGTTTCATGATTAACAGCTTCCATAGTTAATGTCATTTGAGTGGTGAAGTGCTCACCAGAAGATTTGTACTTATTTCTTACAGGACAGTTCTTACAGTCCACCATTTCACATTCATAGTTTTGACTATAAGAGTTATTTATCACATGGTCACAAAGAGTATTGGCTTTCACCATATCTTTTCTAAGTGAATGAAGAATGAATATAAGTTCATTGTTCAAGTAACACCTCGATAGTTTTTATATACCGGATGTTTATTGCAGAAGAGTCATATTTATAATTAACTCTGTTTATAGGACAACATTCACAATTAATACCGCTACATTCCATTAGATGGCATAAATTAAGTAATACTCCTCCATTTGCTTTTCTTAATGTTTTAAGTATTAGAAGTAGTTCTTTGTTCATATACACCTCAATAGGTGCAGACTACAAACCTGTCATCTAGTAAAGGTTGAATAACCTTTTTGATGTCTTTCCATTGAAGTTCTCCTGCACCACATCCAGGACGTGGAAGTAATACTTTCTTCCAGCCATATTGGTCAGCTAATTTAACTAGCTGCTTACAGGATTGAACAATCAAATCAGGCTTAGCTTTACAAGCCCATCCTGGAATTGTTGTACCTGGTTCAAAGAACTTATGGTTAACGAAGTTTGTACCATCACTGGTTTCAACTACTGGTTTAACTGGGAATGACACAATCCACATATCATTATGAACAATGAGTGGATGTACATTATTACCTTCTCGTGCAATCTTCTGACCTAATACTTTGTCAATGCCTGGTAACAAGTCACGAATCTGTCGAGCAATACCAGCACCCATTACAGATGCACCATTGCTTTTAACAAAGCCATTGGTAGTGATACAGATTGCATCTGCATCCATTTCAAGCATGTTGCCTTTAGCTTCTAACATGGAAATACCTCTTTTAAAGTTGCCCAGGAACAGCCGAAGGCTGAGGAGCGAAGCGACAAATAATCAAATAGGAATACGAAATAAAAGACGAGATGCATATCTATCTGAGGTAGGAGAAGATGTATTTAATACACAGTATCTGCATCCAATGCCTTTACATTTATCCCACCTATAAATCTCATTACATAATTGAACATTATTAAATGTACGTGATTTAAGATGCATGAGTATGATGATTAATTCATGATTCATATCATTCTCATAGTATCTATCAGAAGGTCTTTATACATATTAGGTTCCCAATCAAATATAGGATTTACAGGGCAATTATTACACATAATTCCATGACACTTTCTAGGATTACTTCTTTCAAATAATTCTGAAAGTTCTTCTTTTCTATGCCCAGATAATTCCTCTAATTCAATAAGAATAAATATTAATTCATGATTCATACTGCCCTCCTAGAAGGGCATCAGAGTACCAAGTACAACTGAGAAGATTGCATCACGTAAGGTCTTGCAATAGCGAGTACCTACATAATACATATTCTTTTTGCCTACAGGTCGTTTAAGAATATATGTAGAAGTACCATTAATATGGACTCCCCATAATTTCTCTTCACGAGAGTAGGAAACTGTGTATTCAGGTACAGTACCTAATACTGGTTCTTGTTTCTTAGCTTTTGTCATTTGAGTTACCTCTGAGGTTTTTGATTACGTCTTGAATATCAGACGCATAGCCATACTCGTCCTTATACATTAAAGGACAATCTCCACAATAAATCCGTTCTGGTTCTATTCCTGTTAATAAACATTTAGGATGAACTGCTTTTTCACACAGTAAATCAGGAGCAATGAATTCTCTTTCCTCTCCTTCTTCAGGAGCATTAGACATTGACTCTCTGATAGTAAAAAGAATAAGAATTAATTGCTCATTCATAGATTGCCTAATTGAATTAATTGATACCCATACCATTTAATATTAGTAGTAGATATAGGACATTTATCACATCCTATTTCACCACAGTTATAATCGATTAAATAACATCTACTTATAACAGTTGATTGAAGTGTTTTAAGTATGAATATTAATTCTTGGCTCATATATTTTTAAATACCTGAATTATTTGAGTACTATACCCATCACTATTACTATAACCAATAGGACAATCAGCACATTCCCAATTACCGTTTTTATGACACCCCCATTGAACTGACCCACCTAAGTTAGTACATATATTATCTGCTGGGGATTTAAGATTATACCCTTTATTAGGTCCACGTAATCCATCTTGGATTACATTAAGTATTTCCATTAGTTGATTGTTCATAAGTAATATCTCTTACTTGAATTATTAAATTAGAGTAATCCCCTACATATATAGGTGCAGTATTCATAAGACAATCACCACAATATACATCTTCACATTTAAGATTTAATCCAAGTGATGTACATATATGTTTATATGCATATTCTTTAGCTATTGTTGCTTCAATAACTAATAATAGATTTCTGTTCATAACTGTCTCCATGTTTTTATTATTTGAGATGTGTAATGCTGATAATCTTTGTAACCTAACATACAGTCATTACAGTTAACGTCTTCACATCCTTTATCCATATAATTAAATGTGTGACATAGTGCATCTAATGGTTTATCTGGATGTCCCATATATCTGGTATCAGCAACTATTGCCTGAATGATTGCACCTAAATGTTTATTCATGACTATCTCTCAGCGGCATGAAAAAGCCCTCATTTAAGAGGGCTACGCAGTAATGCTATTGGATGTATTACCAGTGCTACAGCAGCTACTACAATAATGCTAATGATTAATACTCCAACTTCGAAGAGCCTGCGCAGCAGGGCACCTGCTACACCACAGTTCTTAATAAATTGTTCACTCATGGTAATTCTCCTGTTCTTGCATATTCGACAGCTTGAGATTTAGTTGCAAAGTGACTACATACACTACCATGGCAGCCTAACCATGGATATTTACGTCCTGCTTGGTATTCAACAGTACCAATAACTTTAACTGTTACTTCCTGTAATTCTTCTTTATTTGGTCCTACGGCCTGTAATTGAAGACTCATCTGATAACCTCACATGAATTGTTTGTTAGTTTGATAGCACTACGTGGAATACCAGATGATATCTTGTTTTTGACACAAGCCATCTGCTCACGGTATTGCACTGCATCTTCTTGGATTACATCCAGAGTCAGTTTGCCAAAGCAAACTAAGAACAGTAGAAACACTGCTAATACACGCATATATCACTCCATAAAATAAGGGATACCCGAAGGTATCCCCATTTGAATTAGCTGAGTGCAGACAGGATTGTTGCCATAGTGCTGTTATCAGCAGCAGCTTCAACCTGGTCTTTACGGCGATATAACTGAACAGCCAGTTTAGGCAGCATTTTGCCAGTACCGGCATCCAGACCTTCACCCATTTTCACCAGCGCTTTCAGAAGCTCGTTACGAGCCGCAGCGTCAGCATTCCACTGTTCGTTATTACCACGGATTACCAGTTCGTTCATGGTATCCAGAGGCAGACCAAATGGCAGAGACAGCAGAATCTCTTCTTCCACCATTTCGCCATCACGCTCAACAGTACGAGTGATTGGAACACCGACGTTGATGAAGAATTCAGCCTGAGGACGTGGTTCATTACCACGATTAGCAGGTTTGCCACCCAGAGCCTGAGAAATCAGAGAAGATGCATTGTTGTTGTTAACGATAGCCATGATAAATACCTCGATAGTTAATTGAATTGGATTATTCCACCAGCGACGAAGTCGCTCTTACAGCAGAAGGAGAACTTACGGAAAGCTCCACCACTGGCGAAGCCAGTAGCAGAGTGAGATTAATCTTCGCAGCGAAGGATTGCAGTCTTCAGATTGTTGATGGTGTATTCCAGAAACTGCTTAGTTATCTGGTTACTGCTCAGAGTTTTCATCTGAGCAAATACAGCTTCTATCTCAACAAGCTGAGCTTGTAGTTTCTCTTTGTTACTCAATACCAATCTCCTTTAGATAAGCGTCTAATGCTTCTTTAGCATCACGTATCTTTTGTTTAAGTATTACTGCTTCATCTCTTGAAGTAGCATTATGAAATTTATCAACAGCTAACACACATTCATATGCTAGTTGTTTAATCATTAAAGCTTGATATCGTGTAATCATTGCAACACCCATGGATGGTTGTAAGTAATGATTTGATTAATCTTGGTATCCATAGTTACAACAGCAGCATATGGATTAATACCAGCATTAATCATTTGTTCACACTCATGAGAAGCTTCAGCAATACGTTTATGCATAGCTTCTACGTCGGCTTTAGTACCTTGGTGTAATGACTTACGCATATGGAAACTCCTTATTAGCTTTATCGATAGCACTACGTATTTGTTTTCTTGTTGGCTTAGCAACAAAGTATGAGACATGGTCATGATACCCATGAGTAATTAGGGTTCTGACAATTACCATCCACAGTCTATGACGATAGACAATAGTAACTCCTCTCCTCATTCATCCTCACCTTTATGAGTAATTGCCAGATATACAACAAGACCACCTACGATAGCTCCAAAGAAGCTTGGAACAATCTCAGCTAGCCACCATTTGAGTGCATCTGAGGTTAAGAACTCTTGCATGAGATTCTCTCCTTATTGAATTGTTTAATGATTCTACGAATCTGTTTACGAGTTGGTTTACATACAAAGTAAAAGTCGTAATAACGTCCTCTACCATCAGTAATACTGAACTGCCATCTCTTAGCGAATGACATAGAACTACCCATGTCTATGCATAGTTCTATTAAATCAGTGATGTTATATCTGGCAGCTACAACTGACATACGAATAGACATAAATAGCTCCTTGTAATACCCAGTTAGTAACCAGGTGCTACATAGTATTATTTGATTGGATTGGGTTAGTTAGAATATCAGAGGTATTCTTGGATGAGTTTGACTAATACATCTCCATGACATGGCTTAGGTTTGCAGAAGCACCCTAATACTTTGCCATTGAGTTTAAGTAATTCCAGATACAGTTCAGGTTCCTGATGTAGTCTTTGACGCATGTATTGCTCATACATCTCAATGCATAGCTCTCTGCCATATGCTTGAACTGTATAAGGATTTCCCCATATACTACCTCTGCCGATATAGACATCGAATGGTTCCTTATACTTGTTGACTACACGAGTTGAAGAAGTCTTAGGAACTATCTCCATAAGTTGTTTGATAGCCATTGGTTGATACCTGTTTTGCTTTCACCAGTACCCTCGAAGAGGGATTAACATTTAGGATATGTATCAGAAGCTCACAGAGCTACCTAGAACATCACCAAATACACCTATCTAGCCTACCCTATTACCTCTCATCAAAACCTCTCAGAGAGCTTCCTATGAGCTTATAGCGATATGTATATATGTACAGTATAAATGTACATGAATATCTGTCTCATGTGTTATGTGTGAATTGATTTTAAAACCTACTCCGAAGAGTAGGCTTAGTTAGTTATTCAGCAGGTTTAGTAGTTGCACCTAAGTGCTTAGCTACCAGTGCATTGAATACAGCTTTAACATCTGGGTCTGCATTAGCCATAGCTTTGGTTGCTTCTGCATGTACTTCTGCTACTTCTTTAGCAGCTTCCATTACATATTTGGTACGGAAGATTTCACCCTCTACCTCACGCTTAATAGCACGATGATGACGAAGGTTATCCACTTCTTCGTTAGCCCATTCAGTAACAGATACAGCTACGTTAGCAGTATTAGCTACAGCTACTGCACCACGTTCAATTGCATTCAATGCAGATACAGTAGAGGAAGATACAGCACCAAAGATACCGATAGAGTTAACAGGTTTCATATACATCTCCAATCATGATTGTAGAGCACCATTGCTCCACTAGAGTCGAAGACTCATACATGTGTGATGTAATGGGGGGGGGGGTACATTGCTTAAATTTATTTGTGTGCCTTATATAATGCTATCAGACATAATTATTAATTCTGATGAAACCTGCGGTTTCTATACTATGAGACATAATTATTAAATTTCCTCAAACCTGAGGAAAAATAATATAAGACATTCAAATAAACTTAATCCCCTGTTAAGGGGATTAGAAATACTTTAAGTAGATAATAGTGAATACTAATATCAGAGCTATTAGTACAAATAATATATCTATTATTAGTCTATCTTTATCCATACTGTATGAATCTCCATCTTGACAGTAGTTAGTTAATCTTTATCATTATCTTTATAAGATACTTCAGGATTACCTTCTGAGTCTGCTTTACCTGATACATGTACGTTGATACCTGTAATGTATTTTTTGGTTTTTAGTGCAGAGTAGATTACGTCTCTAACCATACTGGTTCCTGTGTTCATCCCTGCTTCAAAGTCTTTATTTCTGGATTTACCATCAAAGGTAAGACCTCCTACAAAGTGTAGGATTCTCTTCATCTGGGAGCGTCTTCCTGATGCCCAACCAAGGATGAAGAAGATTACTGCTGCTCCGAGTAACATAGGGTCAATGTTCATTGGTTTAACCTTTGCGAGCGAAGGTGAGATTAATACCTGGTAGTTCCAGATTGTAGCGAGTATCAGTGTCTGTATGGACTGTGTGTGTTCGCATCTGGAGTGCTTTCTCTATGCAGTATTCTCTGCGCCAGATAAGCCAGTTAATATCATCTTCTGTGTTTAGTGGATTAGGGAGTAGTTCGAGATAACGAGTAGCGGCTCTACGCCATAGCTTACGTTTCTCCAGGGATTGGGCAATGGGGTCAATAACCATTAGAAGCTCCGAATAAGATGTTTGTTACAGTGAGTACAAACATAATGATACTCTACGGAACCATCTTTGAAACTATACACACGAGAAGTAAGTTTTAAAGAATGGCCCATTAAAAGACAAATGAGCCTATTCTTCATGGCTTATTCCAGACTAATAGTGCTGCCACAACGAGTACAGAAAGCTTTATTTTGATGAGCTTCATGTACTTGGACATAGTTATGTTCGTTTGGATTACATACAGTTTTATCTGACTTACCATATTCTAATGGTTTATAGACAGGAACTGGTTCGAAGTTAGCAGCTACAGCCATGTCACAACGCATGGTATTATCAGTTGTTTCATAGACGTAGACAGCTTTATCGTCATAATGTGCAACGATATAGACTACTTTCTTAACTCCAAAAATAACTGTCATTGCTGCTGTGTTAATCGCAGGAAGATTCTTCATCTTTTTGGTTTCCCCAAGAGTCTACTGTTTCACCTGAAGAGTAGACATGGAAGTTGATATATGGAACACAACGAACTATCTTCCCGCAGCATTCTGTTTTAGCCCAGATTTCCTGACAATAACGGTCCATATGAGCTTCTGCTGGTTCAATTAGTTGAAGTTGTTCCCCGCAATGTGGGCAAAGTTTCATAAGTCCTCAATAGCCCCCGAAGGGGCTAGTCAGTTATTCAATCTCAGTCATCAGAGATTCTTTTCCGATGAATACCTGAGGGTCATCCCAGCGGTCGATATAACCCAATACTGGTTTACTTTGGAAGTAACCAATGAGAGTCATTTCTTTGGAATCACCATCCTGGTAGTACAGGACTTGTCTTGGTTGAGAAGAGGCCATTTCGTCTCCGATGATTAAACGGGCTACTTGGCCCAAGGTTTCTTGTTGAGTTGAGATTGATTCAACGAGTTTAAGTTCTACAGTTTGAGAACGTTCCCATTTACCTGTAAATCTTCCACGAGTAGAAGATGAGTGTTCTACAAAGGTAACTTCTGAACCAATAGGGAAATTATGCTCGTCATATTCGTTTTGACCACGAATAATACCTTTATCGCCAGCTTTCCATTCATCTCTTGGTTTAGTATTCCAAGTAGCAGGATTAGATACTGGTTTGGCATTAGAGATAGGTTCATCAGTAGTATCTAAAGATACATCACCTTTAGCATCAGTAACCTGTGCGTAGAATACCCATGCATCTTTCTCAAGATAAGTACCAAGAGTTATCCAGTTATCTTTTGCTTTGGCTTCATCAAAAGCATCTTTAGATTCTTTTAATCCCCAACCAGTAAGCTGACGAATAGCTTTAATGATTGGAACTGCTTCAGAATTAGGTAGTACCCTTAATTCAACTTCATTGTGTCTTTCTGGTTTATGGATACGTTCAAGAGTTTTGAACTCAACTGATTGAACAGTGCCATCTTTATTAATGAATCCACCAAATGTACTGCCACCATCACCATTAAAGGTAATTACCTCATATTTATTGAAGCAATGACTTCCATTGGTTTGACGAACGATAGCAAGGTCACCCTTGTTCCATCTACTTCCTTCAGTGATTTCCCAGTCTATTTCTTCATTTACTGGAATTTCTTCACCTTCAGCAAAAGCGTATGTAACAATGTCTACAATTGGATGGTCCATATAAATACCATTGTATTTAATGGTTACATACTCACTACCTACATAGGTAATAATTCCTTCAGTACCTGGTTTATGACCTGAGGTACGATTCACACGAATACGCGCTTTACGACCTTCTTTTGGTTCAAGTGGTTTAACCTGATAGAGGAATGGGTACTCAGTACGTTCTTCCTCTTTAGCGAGGATAAACTGAGGACATGTAGTACCGTCATCATGAATCAGTTCAACAATCTGACCTTCTTCAAATTCACAGTCCTCACGAACAATGAATAAATCACCTTCTTTGTAGCCAAGAGCTTCAGCAGGTGTTTTACCTTCGATAACTGGAGCTACTTTATGAAGGTCAAAGTACTCAGTACAGGTATCGTCTTCGTCATACTCTTCAGTATCACGAAACTCAGGACAATTACTTTTATCATCATAATGAAGATAAATAATATCTCCCGCGGATAAACTACTATCCTCCTCGGTGAGTAAGGTAAATGCCTGACCTTCTGTATAACCTAATTTTTGACATGGGGATTGCATGTAATGTTCTCCTACTAGCCTGGAGCGAAGCGCTCCGAGCGAACGTAGTGAGCGATGGAAGCGCGTAAGCGTAAGGCGGGGTTGGAATGGGGGATAAAAAAGCCCCTCAGGGAAAGGGGCAAATGAAACAAATCAACGTGAGAGATACACACAGCATCTCTTTAAATATTGGATTTACTTAAAGAGAGACTGGTTGCCCATTATTAATCACAGCGGGCCACTGCGCCAAATTTTGTTATGAGGGATTGGAAGACCTCACTGACTTATAGGCTATTAAGCCGCCATCAGAACGACATCATCGTTTGCATTTATGTTTTTGGTTCGTTTCTAAAAAACCGCATAATCGCATACGAAAACTATCAAAGAGCACACTGTTTCCGACGTTCACAGGTAATTACTCTGTTTTCTTTTGTGTACGGATTCAGTCATTGACTAGTATAGACTGACACATAGCACACTCAATGTACTCGTTGATAGGATGTCTAAGCTGGTTAGGCCAGCAACTCCCTGAGTTCGGTAACAGAGTTCTAGTACTCTGGAATCTCCAGTGGTTAAACCTTTGATTCATGTACGGGATATACCCGTTCCGTTAACCCACCGCAAGAATGCGGTCATCTTCGGTGTCGTGCTATGGCAGCATAACTAAGAGAGCACTGTATGGGACTCGAACCCATCAAAAGTCTCACAGCGCTATGGACGTCCACCTGTCAATGCTCTCATAGTTATGCGCTGGTTTAAGCAGAGCCAGCTTGCTATCCCCATCCACGTCGGAGGACGTAAAAGAAGTGTATTACTTAGAGGTGTTAACTACAACACCCTGGCGACCAGCTTCGGCCTGTGCGATTGCCAGACGAGTTTCACGCTCAGATTTGATGTCAGATTGCAGTTGTGCAACTTGAGCTTCCAGCATGGTGATTTTGTCGTCTTTCGCGTTAGACTTGGCAGTCAGTTCAGCCACGTTGATACGATGTGCAGATTCTGCTTCTTTCAGTTTAGCCTGGAATTCAGCAGCACCTTTACGGAAGCCTGAGTTTTCAGCATCAGCCATCATACCTGCGTAATCTTCATTGGCTTGAGCCAAATCGTTTTGCAGAGTTTGCAGAGCTTCCGTAGAGATGTACGCCAAACCAAACTGAGACAGCAGTTGTTTGAGTACGCCACTTTCGTCTTCTTTGATACGCAGGCGCAGTTCAGCAGATGCTTCACGGAATTTATTTTCGAATTCAACATCAAGATTATCCAGTTGGGACTGTTTGAATTCGATTTCGTCAGCCAGTTTGACAGTAATGTCACCCAAAGCAGACAGGTCAGAGGTAATTTTACCCAGACCAGCGATAGCAACGACCAGAGCTTTGGTAGAACGGTCAGCTACAGTAATAACCTTTTTAACTTCAGACATGTGTATTTCTCTCAGATTTGTTGAATAGGATTTGGGGAATTAAAAAAGCCCTCCGGGGATGATTCCAGAGGGCTTAGTGCTATTTACCCATAGCTGGGAGGCTTGCTTTGAGACTCGTCGAGTAGTCTCTCGGCTCAGGCACCCGCTGGCTGGCGAGTTCTTTAAGCTGGGAAGAAGAAGTTCATTGTCTTCTCATAACCAGCATTAACTGTGTCCATACGTTCAGGACGGTTCATACGCTTGGAGTTTTTGTTAGTTTTCTCCATGCGACGTGCATAACGTGATGCAGCGCGACGTTTTGAACGGTTAGGACCGCTATTCATTTTAATATAACGCATGTTATTTCTCTCTGACGTTGAGTGGTGGGAATAGTCGGACTCGAACCGACACGCAATAAAGCGAGGGATTTTAAATCCCTTGTGTCTACCAATTTCACCATACTCCCTTTGGCACATCCTATTGGATTCGAACCAATGACCAATAGCTTAGAAGGCTACTGCTCTATCCACTGAGCTAAGGATGTATGTCCTCGTTTCGTCCCAAGGTGAGGTTCCCCTTGTTCGTGAGCATGCCTGGACTGCCAGTTATTCATTTATAAGTGCTGGATAGAAGTGGTGGAAGCCACACCTTAAGGAACACAAATAAACATCCCGACTGACAACGGAGCACAGGTTACCCTGTACATTTGGAGCGGATAATAGGACTTGCACCTATCAGACTGCGCATCCACTTATCTTAAGCTAAGTGGGGTCAGCTATCTCATTTAGTATCCGCGTTATTCATTAGGACAGTTGCAAGGTTTACCCCAGTAACCACAATAAGGACATTGAGTTAATGGACATTTAACAGTAAACACTTTCATACATCCTCCAATACATATAAGTAGACTCTGCTCCCTCAGCGATGAGGTAACACCCTTACGGATGATAGACTAGGAGCAGAGTCTCTAATAGGTATTAGTGTGGGGCATAGAAGATTTGAATAGCGTTTCTCTTCATCTATGTCTGGTTTCGAGATGACCACCCATCTCCTCTATAAGTCAGGCTTTACCAGCAGCCTCATCGTGTGTGCACTTACCGGCGAGATAAGTAGCGCACTTGAATGGCGGAGAAATAATAGTCACCACAAAGCTCCTCCCCAGGACTATTGTATTACTACTATTTCTCCAATATGGCGGAAGATACTGGATTCGAACCAGTGGGCAGCTTTCGTCACCTTCCGGTTAGCAACCGGACGCCTTTAGCCTCTCAGCCAATCTTCCTAAATTAGCCCCTCCCTGTCACCATCCAGGAATCCAGTAGGAATCGAACCTACACGAGGGAGTTATTTGGTGTGAGTGGATGGATTTGAACCACCGCGCTGTTACGGGGAGATTTACAGTCTCCTGCATTCGACCGCTCTGCCACACTCACTTAATATTTAATCGACTGATATCTTTTGGAGGACCACTTCCATTTCCTCCCATTTGACCGTCCGGTTCGGTTTAGTGGTACGTCTCTTGGCTGTTACTTGGTAGGAGCCGACTCTCCCTCGAATGACCTTTCTCAATGAATGCCTTCATTGGATTTCTCAGTTGCAGACAGAGATATCATGCGATTAAACACTAACTTTTCCAAAGACAGCCCCGCAGGGGCGATAAGAAGAATTTCACTTCTTATGGGCGATTACTATATAGTGCCGATAAACTGATTGTAAACCCCATTGGAGAATAAAATGGCTGAACAACTTACTATCGCTCAGTTCAAGCAAGTAATGCCTAGTAATCACAAAGGTAATATTAACCAAGAACTGATGGATAAGATTAATAAACTCTTGGCTGACCCTAATATGGGTGAGGTACTAAGAGATAACTTAATGTCTTATACCCACGTAATGAAAGAAGGTAGGTTTAAGACTGAGGACTATATCTCCGCTGTTAAGTATGTAAGTTATAAGTTAATGGGTTCCACTAACTTTGAGGCTTACATCAAAACATTCCCAGACCGATACCAAAACTTCCTTGATAACAATGTACCTACTAAAGATATCCATTGTTATGTGTCTGCCTATAACAAGAACAAGTTAGTGAACTTGGTTTATGAACAGACTTTGATTCCTACTCATGTTCTGAATGCTGATATCTATCAGAAAGCTATTAACGTTCAAGCTGATTTAATGTTGAATGCTAAGAGTGAGAAGGTACGTAGTGATGCAGCTAACTCATTGCTTAACCACCTGAAGAAACCAGAGACTCATAAAGTAGAAATGAATATCGGTATTAAGGAAGGTGGTGCAATTGAGGAGTTACGAGAAATTACTTCACAGCTAGCTGCGAAGCAGCAGCAGATGATTGAGTCTGGAGTGTATACAGCTAAAGACGTGGCTCATAAACCACTGACAATTGAAGGAGAATCTGAACGTGTCGAAGATTAAAGATGACCCAATGGTCAAGAAAACAGTCGAAGAATGGCTGAATTCTGTTGACTACGCTTATCTTAATGAAGGGAACTATGTTCCATCTGTATTTTCACTTAATTATGTGAACTTCATTAAGTTAGTTAATGGTGAACAGGGGGAATCTAACAAAACTCCTGTAGTACACCTTAAAATGCTTGATGAATTAGCAGGTAAACGTACACGTTTAGCTAATCTTTGTTCTCGTGGTATGGCTAAAACTACCCTATTTGGTGAATACCTGGTTCTGTATATAGCCTTATATGGTGAAATTGAAGGGTTTGGTAAGATTGAAGGTATGATTTATGTGTCTGACTCCATGGAGAACGGGGTCAAATCACTAAGAAAAAACATTGAATACCGTTATAACAACTCTGAATTCCTTCAGAAGTTCATTCCTGATGCTAAATTCACTGATGCCTACCTGGAATTTACCAATTTGGATGGGCATAAGTTAGGTGTTCGTATGTTTGGTGCTAAAACAGGTCTTCGTGGTACGAAAATCTTTGGTAAACGTCCTGTTTTAGCGGTACTTGATGACTTGGTTAGTGATGATGACGCTAAATCCAAGAGCACAATGCAGGCAATCAAGGATACAGTGTATAAAGGTGTTGATTATGCACTAGACCCTACACGTCGTAAGATTGTTTTCAGTGGTACTCCCTTCAATAAGAACGATATTCTCTATGAAGCTGTTGAATCTGGAGGTTGGCATGTAAACGTCTTCCCAATTTGTGAAAGATTCCCTTGTTCCAGGGAAGATTTCGTAGGTGCTTGGGAAGACCGTTTCGATTATGACTTTGTTAAGGGTCAATATGACCTTGCTATAGCAACTGGTCAGGTAGCTGCATTTAACCAAGAGCTTATGTTGAGGATTACCTCAGATGAAGAGCGATTGGTATTGGATTCAGAGATTCAGTGGTATAGCCGTAAGAGCTTATTAGCCAATATCAACAACTTTAATATCTATATCACCACTGACTTTGCTACTTCTGAGAAGACTAGTGGAGACTATTCAGTCATCTCAGTATGGGCATTGAATAGTAATGGTGATTGGTTCTGGGTTGATGGTATCTGTAAGCGTCAGTTGATGGATAAAAACATCGATGAGTTATTCCGTCTGTGCCAACTCTATAATCCTGTAAGTGTGGGAATTGAGGTTACAGGTCAGCAAGGTGGATTCATCCAATGGATTAAGCAAGAACAGTTAGCTCGTAATATCTGGTTCACTTTGGCTTCTGATGGTAACCAAAACAGACCTGGTATTCGTCCTACTGCCAGTAAGCTTGTGAGATTCAACTCTATTCTTCCATTGTTCAAAGCAGGTAAATTCTACTTCCCTGAGGAAGTACGTGACCAACCTGCAATGTTAGAACTTATGGATGAATTGAGATTGGCTACTATAGAGGGCTTTAAGAGCAAGCATGACGACTTTATCGATACTATTAGTATGTTAGGTTGCCTGAAGACTTGGAGGCCGTCACAAGCTGCTGAGATGGCTAAGGATAGCGATGAAATCTTTAGCTTCCCTGAAGCCGTTAAACCAAATGGTATGGATAGCTACTTAGCGTAAAGCTTCTTATAATGTGGTGACGATTAATAACCGGGACTGCATTATGAAACTCTCAGATTTATTTACGGCACTGTCGTATGGAGAGCTTCGTCAGTTATACATTGGGAATAACGGACAAGGTATTCGTCCAGAGGATTACCCTCAAGTTATCTTCCAATTGAATGCTGGCTTAGCTCTCCTTCATTCCAGATTCCCATTACTTGAGAAACAAGTAATTGTTCAGCAATTAGAGAACATTGCTACGTATTACTTACGTACAGAGTTTCTTGTTTCTAATAAACAATCTACACAGAAGTATAAATACTTGATTGATAGTGTTGACCACCCATTCACTCAAGACATCATTCGAGTAGAATCTGTTTATGATGAATGTGGATGTCCTCTGTTTTTAAATGATGAACCACACTGTAATTCAATCATGTGTCCGTCATTTGACTCTATTCAGGTGATTGCTCCAATTGAAAGTAATGCATTGTTCGTTACATACAGGGCAAATCATCCTATCATTCCAACTGATACTACTGATTTGGATATTGAAATTCGTATTCCTGTTAGTCATCAAAAAGCATTAACATATTTCATAGCATCACAGTTTTACTCCAACTCACCTAATCAGGAAACTTCTGCAAAAGGTATTGAGTGGACTCAGCGTTATGAAGCTGAATGCAAACGCATTGAAGACTTGGATTTGAACAATCAGTATATTGGTCAAACCAATACTAAACCTGAAAGAAGAGGATGGGTGTAATGGCTATTAGAACAGTCAACTCATGCTGCGGTAACGATGGTGCTTTAGTAGAGCACTTTATTGGTACTGCGTATGACGTGGTTAAGACCGTTTACGATAATTTAGGGATTCTTCAGTACATCTATGATTTCCTGAACCAGCATGGTGTGTTGGTTACGGTAGATTCAGTAGATGAACTGAAAGCCTTAAATACAGATATGAAATATGCTCGTGTATACACTTATAGCGCTACTGCTGGTTATGGGTATACCGATTATCTGTACGTAGAAGGTAATGATACCGGTGTTATTCCTAATGACCCAGATGCTACTGGTACTTGGGTTGTTGTTGCATCTTCTTCCACTGGTGGTGGTGAAGGTGGTAATGCTCCTGCGTATATCCCATACGTGTATGCACAGGGTTCTGCATTAGGTGGTGAAACTACTATTGCTGTACCTAATGGTACTGTAGGTGTTCCCTTCATTATTGTTGAAGGTTACATGAATACTGTTGGGTATGGGTTTACTTTTGATACCGCTACTCTGACAGTTACTTTAGCTCAGCCATTAGAAGTTGGTGATGAAGTAGTTCTGTTACTAACTGGTACTCCAGCAGTTCCAGATAATCCTAATATCTCCAATTGGGTAACTATTAACTGGTTATACAATGGTGGGTATGCTGTAGGTGGTGAACAGGTAATTGCTATTCCTTACACCTTTGAAGCTATCCCAGCCATTTATAAGAATGGTGAGCGTTACTACGCAGGTTTAGCAGATAAGTCTTATACGGTTGATGCTGCTAATCAACGTATCTTGTTGACTGAACCACTGGCTACTAATGACCGTCTGATTGTTCAGATTGGTGGTGAATCCACTACGTTCATTATGTCTGACCGTACAGTTCAGGAAGTAGCTCGTTCTGCTAACGTGCATGAAAATGAAGTTATTTTGAGTACGAATACTACTCAATATCTGAACGGCATGAAGGTTGTATATGATGTAGTGGCTCAGAAGATTTATGGTCTTCCTACTCTACCTACTAACGTTTACATCAATTCTGTATCCAATGGGGAGTTAACTTACTCACCAGGAAATATCACTGTTGATTTAGTTCCTGTACCTGGTTCTGCTGAAGAACTTGAAGCTACATTAGCAAGTACTAATGGTGCTAGTTCTATTGGGACCTCTACTGGTTCTACTGTAGAAGATGAGTTAGGCCCATACGCGGCGACAGGTGCAACTAATAAGTTTTCAAAAGAAGACCACGCCAATCGCCAGATTTACTCCGATGATTTCGGAATTCCTGGCACTGATAGCGGGAATAGCGTAAACCTGGCCTTTGACTACCTGAAGACTGTTGGTGACGCTTTCGCGCACGGAGGTAAGGTTAATATACCGCGAGGGTTCAGGATTGTAGATACAGCCATCAACCTCAATAGATACACAGGCTCTGATGTTACTGACAACTTAACTCTTTGTGGGGAAGGAGCCGGAACAAGTGAGTTGCGAGCAGGGGCTGCACTTACGACCGCTAACGAGCCTATCATTCGCGTTGGCTCTCCTGGTGGACTTGCGATACAGCAATATCACCTGGACTCTTTCAGCACACGCGGCGGATATAACGGTGTTCGCGTTGAAACTGCTTCACGCGGTAACATTCATAGACTTAAGGTTGAGAACTCAACCAACGATGGTATATACATCGGAAATAGCTGGGTTAACGTCTATAGTGGAATCCTGGTGAATAACGCAGGAGCAAATGGTGTTAACTTCGACCCATCGGTTAATAAACAGAAAACATCAACAGCTGTTACCTCTGGCTATGTTAATACAGCGGTTGGGGCTGGTTGGGTTTGGGGCTTCATGAACTACTCGGCAGCTACCGCAGTTGCGGCTGACGCCTGCGGTTCTTACGGCCATCACATTAAAAACTCAGAAGCATTCGTAATGACCGCCTGCGGCAATGAATCTGCGCAGCGCTCTGGTATTTTTGCAGAGGCAAGCTCAGCAATTGGTACCAACAGAAGCATTCTTATTCAGGGGCATTTCTCACATAACAGCAACCTAAGTAATGGGGGGTGGGCTAACCTTCTGCACGCTAAGAGCCTTAACGGTGTTGATAACCGAATTACAATCCGGGATAGCACCTCTCACGCTCCTAACTTCGGTACTCCAGATATTATTGCTGACGGTGTTGGCACTATTATTGTTAATGATAACAACATCACACCAAACGGTGTGCGTACTTATAATGGTGGGTATATCGACCATGTCCATCACCCATTACTTATCAATAACAAGAACGTTCCTGCTAGCACTGCAACTGTGATTTGTAAATTGGGTTCTACCCAAGGACACACTACTAACCTGGCAGCAGATACAAGTTGCTTTGCTGGTGAAGTTACTATTGTAGCCTCTACGTCAGCACCATCGACTGCTGTTCGTAGGATTGCAGTCTATAAATTGCTGGTGTGTGTCACGGCTGAGCAAGGTAAAGAGTGTTTCCTTGTAAAATCGTTAGGTTACATTTCAGGTAACGTAGCTGGTGCTCCGTCATTTACATGGTCTATTGATTCTAATAACCAGTTAGTCGCAACTCCTATTGGAAGTGCTGCTGGCAACTTCTGGTTTGAAGTTACAACAGATAGCCAAGTAAAAGCTGCTCCATAAAACCAATCCCCTCTTCGGAGGGGAATTCTTAGAATAAAATGAGGTATATATGAAAAACATGTTCGCTCAAGGTGGTTCTGGTTCAGCAGGAATCAAAACCAATAAACAAGCAATCGCTCGTGCTTGTAATGTTAAGGTAAGTGAAGTCATTTACAGCAATGACACTATCACTACTCTTGATGGTAAAAAGGTTATCTACGATAAACCTAATCAATACATCTGGGGTTTGCCTTCAGGTATTCCGTCTGGAGCTACCATTGTATCTGTTACTGGTTCAACTTTAATTTATGCACCAGGCAATATTTCTATTACTCTAATTGATGCTCCAAATACTGAAAACAGTGTTCTAGAGCAAGTGGATATTAAGTACGGTTCTCTATTAGATAATCGTTTCAAAGGCGTGGCTGATTATACAGGAACACCTTTGTATGATGGCAATGATGCTTCACGTATTACCTTCACTGATAATACGGAGGCATTTAAAGCATACCTTTTATCTAGTGATAATATTCAGAATGGTGTTAAGTACGTGTACATCCCAGAAGGCCACTACGGATTCTCTGGTCCTAAGATTATCCTTGACCCTACTACTTTGCCGTATGACAGCATTGTATTCGTTGGTCTTGGTAAAGGCGTCACTATTCTGGATTATGTCAAAGAAGACAACACAGGTACGGGTAATACAGAGCAAGGTGATAATGCTCTGGAGCTACTTCGTTTTGAACCAGGATTTAAACTAGTCAAGTTTCTTAATGTGACTACCAAATGTACTACTAAACATGGGTTTGTTAATGGTACTCCTTCCAGTGACCCAGGTAACTGGGCTATCTATAATGGTACTATTTGGTTTGCCCATATTAAACAGGCTCTCGCTGTAGTACTAGATGGAGTAGAAGCTGCACATGCTAACTATCGTTGTTTAAGTATTGATGGTATTTCTGATACTTCACCAGCAGTAACTGATTTGTACATGCGTAACTGCGAGGGACATCATAATACTGGTTGTGGTTTTTGGTTACGTGGTATTGCTAATACTGATGCTGCTGATTGTACCTTTTATCGCAATGGCACTCTTGGTGTTACTGCTACTGGTTATGGTCTAACGTTTAGCCAGTACTGCTCTAACATTAAACTCAAAAACATTCGTGCTTATGAAAACTATCGTAAGGGAGTAGATAAGCATGGTGGTGTTGGTAATGTTACATTCGATAATGTGTCTATTTCAGACAACATAATGTTCCAGTTATCGTTTGACCACCAGTACAACAGTAAGTACCCAGCAGAAGCTATTACTAATATGCAAATGAAAGACGTGCATATTACATTTGGAGAGAACCCTGCTTTCTGCAATGAAGCATTGGCTGCTATTGATTTGCAGTACCGTAACCATATCAGCATCCTGCTGAATGATAACAATATTGATGGAACCCCAGCTAACCGCCTTGGCTCTGTTGTTTTTGAGGGTGGTTCTATTCGATATCTGTCAGGCATTACTCAAAACTTTAACAGCTACAATGGTTTCTCTAGCAAAGCATTAGAGTTACGTCTTAAAGGATTGGGATACGATTTACGTAATCTGAAACTAGACCGTACTGGTAATAAGACTGTATATACTTTCCAGCCAATCATTTGTGCCAGAGATAGCAATACATTTGTTATTAATGGGGGTGAATACTTGATGCCATCCGGCAAAGTTAATGACAATGCTGGTGTAGCAAGTAATGCCTTGTTTATTTCTCAGGTAGCTAATGGTCGTGTTATCTCTGATAAAGCTACGTATGATTTAACAGATATGGTTCTATTTGGTACTACTGGTGGTGGTCGTGCATTTGTCTGGAATGGCGTACGTAAGCTTAATGATAACTTGTTTAAACTGCGTGACATCCAAGGTAATACACATAACATCGTAGGTTCTGGTTTTGCTTGGTTAGAGACTACGATGATGTTTGGTTCAACCACACTCACTCAATATGGAGCCAAGAACAAAATTGGTTTTGGTGACTGTAACGATGTCTTTGAATATGGTGTTGGTGACCTTGACTCCCCTGTTACTTTTAAGGTTAGTGGTCAAATACTAACTAATGCATCCCCACTCAAGATTATTACAGGTAACCTCTACGGTAACTTAGCTATGACTCTTAGTGGTAGAGGTGTTAAAAATGGAGATGTATTAGCTGTACGTTGGAATGGTTCATCTAATACCTATCAGGTTGCTACAGGGAGTACCGTACTTGCTTCTGGTGCAATGACTGATTACACCTATCAATACAATGGTGTTAATACAGGATTCGTTGCTAAAGCTATTCCATTAACTACTACGACAGACCTTGCTGTTACCGAGTATTACTCTGGAGAGATTGTTGGTTATAACAGTTATACTCCTAAGTTCCTTGGTTTCGCTAAGTAAAACAAATGCCCCCTTCATTGGGGGCTTTTTTCTAGATACTCACGAATCTCAGCCATACCTCGCTCTAATTCCCCATAGTAAAAATTCAATCTTCCTACTGATGAAGGTGAACGTCTGATATCAATCAGAATGAATCTGACTCGTGGAGATTTGATTCGTTCCAACATTGCATTGATACCTAAGCGTAATGCTTTATTGGAGTTGTTATTGAACAGAGTATTCAGATGTAGCGTTAAAAGAGCATCAGGATATTCCTGCACTCCTGTTTCATCTTGAATCTCTGGTTTAGGTCCATATGGTTTGTGTCTACGGAAATAGGATTTAACACCCATAAATAACGCTCTCTAAGGGGGGTAGGTTTAACGATTGGGGTGAGGGTAAGGTGAATGTACCTTTAAGCCGAGAAAGCCCCCAGAGGGGGCTGTATTACTCAGGATTAACTGTTTGCATCATACGAACAGAAACAGACGTAAGTGTGATGGTTTGTCCAGAGATGTTATTCATACCAAGTTGTATACCTGTAACCATGAATGGGTCAGTAGGTCCAAGAGTATAACTGGCTAGGACTGCATCTCTATTTGTAATATCCAAGCCTTGTACTTTTGTACTTGGGTCAGAACCTACAATAGTAACTCCATCTGTACGTCTGGTTTGAGTTCTCCATTCTCTGGCAGTACCTGCACCACCAGATATGGTTCCTGATATACGAACACTAAACATAACCTGTGTGTTTTTCTGTCTAACAGGAAATAGAAGATTACCTCCTACAATAGATAAATTAGCAGTACCATTAGGTTGTTTAGTAATACCTGGTAAAGCAAAGTAGTTAAACCAAGCTCCATCAGTAATTACATGTGAACCAGTCCATAGAAATAAATCCAGCAAGAATATATCTGGTTTCATCTCTTCTGGTATTTCCTGGTAATTATTAGCTGCTAATACTTCTTCACCTAATGCACCTAATACCAGTACACCTTTATCTTGTTTAGGTAAGTAATCTTTACCATCTTCAAGAATCTCAGCGATTGATGTATATGCCATATGCCCTCCTATAAGTAGGCAAGGTCAGTATACTCTGGATATAAAAAAAGCTCCCGAAGGAGCTTTGTAAGTATTGGTATTTTTACGGAGCAAGAATACCAGCAGTACGTAGTTTGGCTAACAGGGCATTAAAGTCAGTTACCAGACCAGCAACAGTAGTTGCAGTCGAGTCTGCTTGAGCCGCTGCTTGTTTAACCAGACCAGCAGTAGAAGTAGTAGCTGCGGACATAGTACCGTCACCTACACCTGCTGGCAGTTCAGTAGCATCTTTGGCTTGCAGAACTTGCTCACCAAAAGTACCAACTACCAGAATACCACCATCCTGTTTAGCAACGATATCTTTATCGTCTGCCAGGATAGCATTTACATCAGCATGAGTTGTAGCCATAAAGCCTCCTATTTAATTGGCATGTTGAGTATACCCAATAAATTATCCATACAACACTTTATTAGCTCTAGCTCTAATTCTATCTCTTTGTGCTTTGGTTAAGTTACCTGCTTCATACTGTTGAGTTGCTCTGGCTTTAGCATTAGCAGCATGAGCTTTATCATGTATTGGATAACTTCTATCTGGCCCTGCAAATGCAGAGTCAGGAAGTTTATTTCGTTGTTTGGTTGTTAGTTCCGCCATCATTCCATCCTCTTATGCGAATGTAATTCTGAAGATAGTCTAATTTATCTTGGTCTGATTGGATTCCATCTCTGATATCGAGAAGGTCTTGTTGAACAGTTGGAGAGAGTTCGACTTCGGTTCCATTGCCCAAGCTGCTGGCGGCTGCTCCTGTATTTTTGGAGAGCTTACAGGTTGCAAGACCTGCGTTGGCGAACTGCAACTTACGAGAGCCATTAGCGATATCAAGCTTAAGCTGCGCAGTTTCTTTTTCATGTTTAGATTTCTCACTATTAAATTTAGTGTCTAAAGCATTTAACTCAGCTTGTACTTTATTATGTTTTTCTATTTCAGTCTTCATATCTGAAGCTGCTTTATCTGAGATAGCTTTAAGTTGTTTATTGTATTCAGTGGTTTGATTAGCTAGCTTAGTCTCATAACTATTACTAGTGATGTACCAAGCAAAAAAAGCCCCCATCGAAATGAGAGCTATAACTACCAAACCAAGTTTAATTAACTTGGCTTTATCTATCATAGTGATTTGACCCCTCTACCTATCTTCTCTGCAACATCCCATGTATTACCATTAAATAGAGCAAGACGTCCTATAGCTCTACGATAGATACCTATCTTAGGTACACCATTTTGATTACGGAATTGAGGGAGTTTTACTTTGAGAGTTTCAACATCACCTGCACGTACAGCTTGACCTGTACCAGTACCTGCTGCAACTGCTTTAGGACCTATGTTAAAGATAAGGTCACAGATTGCATCAAACTGTGCTTGGTTGAATTTATGACTAGCAATGGAATCAGCAAGTTTAACTGCTTCAGCCATGTCCTTTTTAAGGAGTAGATATGCCTCTGCTTCAGTCATTGTATCTGTTGGTTTGACGTCAGGACCATAGTGTCCAAAACCAATAGTTAGATACTTTTCATCTTTAGTAGCTCGATAAGCTTTACTGGCAAATGTCTCCCAAGCTGCTGTGAACTTAAGGCCATTGTCTGAAATGTTACGACTCATCCTATTTTCCCCACTACTTTAGCTACATTGCCTTGAGCCATATAGACACTGACACAGACAATCGAGTTAATAACTACTTCCCAGAAGTGTACGTGTGAGTATTGATGCATAAGGATTTGAATACTAATAATTCCTGTAGCGACAATGAGGATGTAAGCTAAGATAGAATAACTCCACTTATGCTGACATCCTCCTTGCCTGAATAGCATCAACCTTATGGCAATTGCTGCGCATATACTTGCGTTCAGATAGTCTAGATTGAAGTATTCTGTAATCATTCTGAACCTCCAGAAGGGAAGTCAGGAACCTTTGCTTTACTCATTAGGCTTAGCAATAGCTTGATGGCTATAGCTGATGCAACTAATGCTCCAATAGAAGCATCTACCTGGATTTCTCTTCTGATAAAGAGAGAGGTGGTAGCTTCTATAATTTTAGTGAAGTAATCAGATGCCATGATACCCACTACAAAAGAGATGAAGAAAAACGTCAGTCTTTTGAAGATAGGTATGTCTGAGTTTGTTAGTACGTATACAACCGCACCAGCAAACGAACCAATTACTACACCAGATGGAACACCCGCCCAATAAGAGAGCAGAGTAGTCGCACTTAAACCAGTGGTAATAGCAGTTCCCGATACCGGTTCGTGCATTTTAGCCTCCAGATATTAAAACGTACTTCTATGAAGTAGCCTAAGAATACCTATTTATCCCAAGAATTATTAGAAAATTCTTACTGAGAAGCTTCATAATGCATGAAGTATCTATAAGCTATATACTGCTGACAAATCAAACAAAGGGTGTCTGAGATGGCTCAAGATGAATTAAAGTATGAAAATCCTGAAGAGACAAAGGATTTAACAGAATGGTCAAATGAACCTACTGTTGCAGACCTACGTTCTGATTTGGAATCAGCCAAGTCTGCTCATAGTGGTCAGATGACCAAGATTACTCATTGGCTCAATCAACTGAATGTTACTGGTGATGCTAAGCCTAAGAAGACAGAGGGACGTTCTGCTGTACAGCCACGTCTTATTCGTAAGCAGGCTGAATGGAGATATCCTGGTTTAACAGAACCATTCCTTAGTACGGAAGAATTGTTTAAAGCAGAGCCTCGTAGCTGGGAAGATAAGAAAGCAGCTATCCAAAACCAGACTCTGTTAAATTACCAGTTCAATATTAAAATCAATAAGGTTCGCTTTATTGATAACTATGTACGTGCTGCTGTTAACGAAGGCACTGTAATTTGTAGGGTAGGTTGGATTACTAAATCACATATGGAAACTCAACGAGTTCCTGTGTACTCCTACTATGCAATTCAGAATTCAGAACAAGCTCAAGCATTGCAACAAGCAATGCAGATGAAAACTGAAGACTACAATAACTACCTCAACTTACCTGAAGATATTCAGGCATCTGTTGAATACTCTATTCAGAATAATGGTTTCTACATTGCTCGTCAGACTGGTGTAGAAGAAGTAGAGATGGAAGTTATTGATGTGAACCAACCTACTGTTGAAGTGGTTAATTCACAGAACGTAATCATTGACCCTAACTGTGATGGTGATTTAGATAAGGCTCAGTTTGTTATTTACAGTTTTGAGACTAATAAATCTGAGTTAGAGAAAGATGGTAGATATACCAATCTGGATAAAATCACCACTGATTCTGCTAACCCATTAAATGTTCCTGACCACATAGCTACTGATAAGAGTGGTTTCCAGTTTAAGGATGACCCTCGTAAAGTCTTAGTTGCTTATGAGTATTGGGGATATTGGGATATTGATGGGAGTGGTATTACTAAACCAATCGTAGCTACCTTTGTAGGTAATACGATGATTCGTCTTGAAGAGAACCCATACCCAGATAAGAAAGTACCATTTGTTACTGTACCTTACTTACCTGTTCCTGGTTCAATATACGGGGAACCTGATGGTGCTCTGTTAGAAGAGAACCAAAGAATCATTGGTGCTACTACACGAGCAATGGTTGATATCTTGGCTCGTAGTGCCAATGGTCAGACAGGTATTAAGAAAGGAATGTTAGATGTCACCAACAAACGTAAGTTTGATAAAGGTGAAGATTATGAGTTTAACGAGACTGACCCTCGTTTAGGATTCTTCATGCATACCATGCCTGAGATTCCTCAATCTGCACCTCTGATGATTCAGTATCAGAATAACGATGCAGAGGCTCTTACAGGCGTTAAATCCTTCTCACAAGGCATTGGTTCACAAGCTCTTGGTGATGTCGCTGCTGGTATCCGTGGAGCGTTAGATGCAGCGTCTAAACGTGAACTGGGTATTATGCGTAGACTGGCTCAAGGTGTTATTGAGATTGGTCGTAAGTTTACTTCCATGAATGCTGAGTTCTTGTCTGAAGAAGAAGTAGTACGTATTACCAATGAAGAGTTTGTAACTGTTCGTAGAGATGATTTGATTGGTGATTTTGATATTAAATTATCTATCTCTACTGCTGAGGCTGATAACCAGAAAGCACAAGAGTTATCTTTCATGCTTCAGACTATGGGTAATACACTACCATTTGAAATGTCTCAGATGGTTCTGGCAGATATTGCTAGACTGAGAAATATGCCAGATTTAGCTAAGAGAATTGAAGGCTATCAACCTCAGCCTGACCCATTAGCTCAACGTAAAGCAGAGTTAGAAATTGCACTTTTAGAAGCTCAAATTAGAGAAACTGAGTCTAAAGCAATTGAAAATCAGGCTAATGCAGGGTATAAACAGACCCATGCTGCAAACCTGCAAGCTGATACAGACCTTAAAAATCTGAATTATGTTGAACAAGAGTCTGGTGTTAAACAAGCTCGTGATGTTGAGAAGATTGAATCTCAGTCTAAAGCACAGGCTCGTACTAAAATTATTGAGGCATTACTTAATACTGCTTCAGCTAATAGAACCCAGTAATCTCTTAATGAGGAAACAAAATGAGTCAGGTAGAAACTATTCGTATTGAGATTGAACAGAAAAAAGAAATGATTGCGATTGGTGAGGCTATTGGTCGCATCGTCCGTACTCGTGACTGGAAGAAAGTAATTGAGTCTGAGTACTTAGAGAAAGAGCCTCAACGCTTGGTATCTTTACTGGCTCATCCTGGTATGCAAGACGAAGCATCCCAAAAAGAAATCCATAATCAGATGTTGGCAATTGCCTACTTCCGTCAGTTTATTGCAAATATGCTTCATATGGCTGAACTGGCTAAACAAGCTTTACCGGAAGACCAGGAAACTGAAGCACATCTGTTAGCTACTGAAATCCAGGAGTAATAAATTATGAGTGACAGCATCAACCAATCCGTTCTCGGTATGTCAGATGCTGATTTCCTCAAACAACCGATGCCGACCTTTGAGTCGGCTTCTTCACAAGAAGAGCAGGTTGAGGAAGTTCAGCAGACCGAAGAAACAGAAGACACTTCTACTCAGACTCAGGAGCAGGAAACTACTACTGAAGAATCTGAGGAAACTACTGAACAAACCACTCAGGAAGATAATACTCAGGAACAAACTACTGAGACTCAGACTGAGACAACTTCAGAGGAATCAAATACAGAAGAGCAAACTACTTCTGATAATGTTCCAGATGCTGAAGCTCAACTTAAGAAACTATTTGCTCCATTCAAAGCTAATGGTCGTGAGTTAAAAGTAGACTCAGTTGATGAGGCTATTACACTCATGCAGCAAGGAGCAAATTACAATAAAAAGATGGCAGCCTTGAAACCATCTTTAAAAATTCTTAAGATGTTGGAAAATAATGGTCTATTAGATGAAGGCAAACTTACTTATCTAATCGATATTGATAAGAAGAATCCTGAAGCTATTGCCAAATTGATTAAAGAGAGTGGTATTGACCCTCTCGATGTAAATGTACAGGAAGAACCTAAGTACAAGCCTGGCAATTATTCAGTATCTGATGCTCAAGTTAATCTAGATTCTGTGTTGGATAGTATTGAACACTCACCAACATATGAACGGACAATGACTGTGATTACTCAGGAATGGGATAACGACAGTAAACGTGTACTTGCAAATGACCCAGGACTTATTCCACTTATTAACCAGCACATGTCGAATGGGATTTTTGACATGATTGAGGGTGAAATAACGAAACAAAGAGCCTTAGGTAATTTGAGTGGTCTTTCAGATTTACAAGCGTATGAAGCTGTAGGTAAACAGTTGGCTCAGAAAGGTGCTTTTGCTTCACTGCAAAATAACACTCAACAGAAGCCAGTTGAAACTAAGGCACATATTCCTACGCAAACTGATACTGAAAGGGCTGCTAAGCGTAAAGCTGCAAGTCCAACCAAACAGTCTCAGACAACGAAGGAAGAAAGTAATTTGAATCCTTTAGCGATGTCTGATGAAGAGTTTGAAAAAGCGTTTAACTCTAAATTCCGTTAAGAGGTATAAATCATGGTTATGAAGTATAACGCTCCGAATGGTACTCCATCGAGCATTGGTCCTCAGATTCGTCTGGACTATTTCTATAAGAAAGCACTGGTAGATGCTGCTCGTGAAATGTACTTTGGTCAGTTGGCTGATGTAACCAACATGCCTAAGAACATGGGTAAAACCATTAAGCTGTATCATTACATTCCACTGCTGGATGACCGTAACGTCAATGACCAAGGTCTTGATGCTGCTGGTGCTACCATTGCTAATGGTAACCTGTATGGTTCTAGCCGTGATGCAGGTACTATCCCAGGTAAATTCCCAGTCCTGACTGAGAATGGTGGTCGTGTTAACCGTGTTGGCTTCACTCGTATTCAACTGGAAGGTTCCATTAAGAAATTTGGTTTCTTTTACGAGTGGACTCAAGAGTCTATGGACTTCGATACTGATGATGAACTGGATTCACATCTGATTACCGAAGCGGTTAAAGGCGCTAACGAAATGACTGAAGACCAGTTGCAGATTGACCTGCTGAATGGTGCTGGTGTTATTCGTTATCCAGGTGCTGCTACTTCTGATTCAGACCTGACTGGTGAAGGTACTGCTACTGTAGTTACCTATGACATGCTGGTTAAACTGGGTATCACTCTGAATGATAACCTGGCTCCTATGCAGACTAAGCTGATTGCTGGTTCTCTGATGACAGATACTCGTACCATTGCTGGTGCTCGTGTTCTGTACATTGGTTCTGAACTGGAACTGATGCTGCGTAAGATGGCAGACCCATTCGGTAATGCAGCATTCATTCCAGTACAGCAGTACGCTAATGCAGGTACTCTGCTGCGTGGTGAGATTGGTTCTATCGCATCCTTCCGTATCGTTGTAGTTCCTAAAATGATGCGTTGGGAAGGTGCTGGTGCTGCTGTTACCACTAACCCAGGTTACTACGAAACTGATGGTAACTACGATGTGTTCCCAATGCTGTGTGTAAGCTCTGGTTCCTTCACCACTATCGGTTTCCAGACTGATGGTAAAACTGTGAAGTTTACCACTTACACCAAGAAACCTGGTCTGGAGACTGCATCTTATGCAGACCCATACGGTGAGAAAGGGTTCACTTCTATTAAATGGTACTACGGTTCCTTAATCCTGCGTCCAGAATGGATTGGCCTGATTAAGACTGTTGCATCCTATTAATAGCTGATAGGCTAAAAGAGTGGGGAAACCCACTCTTTTTTTTATCTAAAAATACGATACACTTAGCTCGACCATCTCTGGTTCCAACCAGTCCATAAAAGGAAAAACTCATATGTCTGACAATGTTGAACTGAATGAACTTGATTTACTGAAACAGCAGGCTGATACCTTAGGTATCTCATACCATCCATCTATTGGTGTAGATAAGCTTCGTGAGAAGGTCGCAGAGCGTATGCAGAATGCTTCTGAGAATCGTACTACTGTAGCTGCTGGTGCTGTAGATAACAGCCGTAAAGCTGCTTACGAAGACGCTATGAAGCTTGTACGTATTCGCCTTACATGTATGGACCCTGCTAAGAATGAATGGCCTGGTGAAATTATCACTGTGTCCAATGATGTTGTAGGTAACATTAAAAAATATATCCCTCTTCGTGAAGAGTTCTACGTTGATGGATATCATGTTCCTAACATCATCTACAAGTTCCTGCGTGACCGTAAGTACTCAGCAATTAAAACTGTTGAAACTCCTAAAGGTCCAAAGGTAACTTCTATCCAAGCCAATGCTTATAGTATCGAAGTTCTGCCTCAACTGACTGAGAAAGAACTTGAGAAACTGGCATTGAAACAAGCTGCTTCTAAAGCTGCTGATTAAGGAATAGAGACATGGCTGACGTCATTATCACACCAATCACGAATGAAGACCTGACTACAAAAGTAGTTGATGGTACTGGTATCTTTGATGAGTTAATGACGGCAGCCAATGCTCATCTGGATAGCCAGTTTAAGAATGAACGTATTACCGGTACTCAATATGCTGAAGTGTACTTAGGACAGCTTCAGGCAGTATTGGCTAATGCAGTTCAATTCCTTATTGAAAGAGATAAAACATATCTCAGTAACTTGTTAATTAATGCTCAGATTGATTTAGCTAACAAGCAAGTAGAGTTAGCTGAGAAACAATTAGAGCAGGCAGATAAACAGCTTGAACTGTTAGAGAAACAAATTGAACTCCAACAAGCACAAGCAGATTTAGCCAGACAGAAAATCAAAACTGAGATTGCTCAGATTGCTGATACTGTTGATGGTGTTGCTGTTAGTGGTGTTATCGGTGCTCAGGTTGCTCTGTATAAACAACAGAGAGAAAGCTTCCTGAGAGATGCTGAACAGAAATCACTGAAGATTCTGGCTGATACCTGGATTACTCGTAAGACCATCGATGATGGTGTTGAGGTTCCAGTGAACTTCGATACGGATGCTCTAAACGCATTCACGCAGAAGGTGGCAGATGGAATTGGGGTAACAATCTAATCACAAGGAGAGGGAGCGAAAGCTCCCTTTATTACTTATGGGTTTATTTAGTCGTAAAAAGATTATCTCTGTATCTTCTGTCACAGTGAATATGGCAGGAGATGAGCAAATCAATTACCTGCGTAAAACCATTAACACTGCTGTTACAGGTGGTGCAGATATTGCTACGACATTAAACCAAGCATATCTGAAGGGTATGGGAATCCAAATTAAACAAGCCTACAGATATGGCAGGGATTACTATGCTCTTGGTTTACCGGATGGTTCTATCTTCTTTGGTACACCAAATAATGAAGAAATCATTGCCATACTTACTGATATTGAAGGTAAGGAAGTAGTTCTTACAATGGCTGATTATGGTGCTCCTGATTTATCCTATTGGATTGAGGAGTATTTGACTGACACTTATCATTGGGACACTGACCATGGCGGTATGGGTAATCCTCCTGCTGGCGTTCTACCAGATGCTTCAATCAACTACACTATCGATAACAATGGTTTGGTCACTATTACGATGACTAACCCAGGTGATACTGCACCTGCTTTTACTGAAGATGTCTCATTTGTTGTAGATTATGATGCTCAGTATTACCAAGTTATTTATCGTGTTAAGACTCCTGGTACTCCTACAGTAACTACTGTTACTCGTGATACAGAACCAGGTGATGAAGAAGGTACTGTTACTACTTCAACTACAGACAATAACTTTGGTGAATTTACTATTACAGATACAACTGTAGTTACTACTATTGATACTGTTAATAACAAAACCACTATTGAGACTACAGTAGTTGTTTCTACCTTATCCGGTAAGAAATACTGGATGTACGCTGCTGGTACAGGTACGTATCCTGAACTGGATAGCATCCTCAATGAAGTAGTTCGTGATTCTGCTTACTATCCTGTTGTTCCTTTAAGAGTAAATAACAAAGATTTAACTGACCCAGCTAATGTTAGTGAAGACCAGTTCACTACAAGTAAAAAACTGATGAGAAAGTTAAGTCTTAACTTCTTAGATTTGGGTGAACGTATTAATGAGAACCCTGATGTAGATGATATTGACCATGCATTCTTTGTAATGGGTATTTCATTGAACTCTCAATATGAATCCTCTATGGATTATTTACATGAGTTCTTTAAGTACCTGGCTCAAGTATCTCCTTCCGATAAGGAAGCGTATGTTACTTGGTACAATGAGAATGTTGATGAAGAAGGTAACATCAATGAACTGACTCCTAAGCCTCCTGTTAATAAGTTGTACTTAAGACAGAAGCCTTATGATATCTCCATTGCTTACCAGTATTCAGACATGGTTGTTAAGTCTGGTTCTATTGGTCCTGTTGGTACTGTTACTCGTACATCAGGTCCTGCTAGTGCTATCAATGTAGTTAATCAATTTGATGTATCTACTGAGCTTACTGCTGACGTTACTGTGATTACATTCAGAAAACAGATTTCTGAGACTCAATATGAGGAAGTAGAAACATGTGGATTGCAGCACGTAAATAACGTCTACAAAGGCCATAGCGTGGATATCTCAGGTGAGAAGAGTCTTAATACACCTGACACTGAAGGCTTCCTTATACCGCTCTGTGTGAACGTTACAGATGCTCAGCAACTGGTAGCCAGAACACAGATGACATTTGATTGTCTTCATTTGGTTGTAAACAGTTATGAAGTAACTAAAGCTAAGTGGTATCAGACAGGTATTTTTAAAGTAGTTACTATTGCTATCACAGTGGTTATCGCTGTTTACTCTGCTGGTACATTAGCTGCTGGTGTTACTGCTGCTGCATCTGCGGCTACTGCTGCTGGTACATCTGTAGCATTGGCTGTAGCAGTGTATCTTGGTACTCAGGTAGCCATTGGTATTGCCATTACATATGGCATTTCATTAGCTTCTAAATATATTGGTGCTAACTTCCTGCTTATTGCAGGTGTTGCATTAATGGCATATGGACTTTATTCAGCTTACACTACGTATGGAAGTGCTAGTGCCAAAGGCTTACCTTACGCTCATGAAGCAATGAGTCTTTCTAGTGCTGTTTTAAAAGGAACTAGCCAAGGCTTAGAGTCACAGATACAAGATGCCGTAGCTGAAATGCAAAGGAATCAAGAATCCTATGAACGTCAGATGAAAGAAGTATCTGATGCTATGGATATCTTGGGTACTCGTAATTTAGATGTAGATATTGATGCACTAATTAATAGTGCTTTCTTTAATCTCTTTGATGGTCCGAATGAATTCCTGACCAGAACATTAAATACTAACCCAGGACTTGATACACTTTCAGAAGTAAGCAGTTATGTAGATGCATCTTTAACCTTACCAGATGATTTGAACATGAGGCGTATATAATGGCATATAACTTAGATTTTACAGGGATGAATCCTACTCAGGATTTCTCCTTATTTGGAAGTAATGCTTATAACCCAATGCAAAGTAATGTGCTTAATGCATCTTCTACTTCATTTGGTGGTGTTACTTCTCCAGTTACTGATGGCTCATTAATGAGTTCATTTAACTCTTGGTTACAGGGTGATACTGGTCGTACCTTATTTGGTGGTACTGACCCTAATACCGGCTTTCAGTCTGCTGGTTTAGTAGCACCTACATTACAAGGTTTAGGTTCCTTGTTCTCTGCCTGGACTGGTATGCAGTCTTTAGGACTTGCAAGAGACCAGTTACAGTTCCAGAAAGATGCTTATAACACTAACCTGAATAATTCTATTCAGAGTTATAACACTCAACTGGAAGACCGTATTAGAGGACGTACCTCTAACTACGCAGGCAAAGAAGAAGATGTTCAGACCTATCTGGCGAATAATAGACTGGGGAAATAATCCATGGCTCAGATTACTTGGCGTAATGTTGATGCTCCAGATTTAACTGGTGTCGCAAGACTCCAGCAATCTGGTGCTCAAAGTTTACGTGATGCATTAGCTGGGGCATTGGGAATTATTACTCAGAACCAAGCTTTGAGTAATCAAAACTTCAATGTTGCCAGAGAGCGTAATACGGCTGATTTGCAGAATCAGTTGTTAGCATTTACTGACCCACAAGCTCTACAAGATAGTGCAGCACAGTTCTCCCCAGATGCTCTGAGACAGCAATTTGGTGCTGCTTATGACCAAGGTGCTATTAACCAGACTCTGGCTACCAGACCTGGTCAGCTTCGTGCTGATTTATCCGGGCAGATTCAGTTAGAGAACCAACAGAAAGAACAAGCTTCTCAACCATATGAGAATCAGTTCTATTCTTTATTGGCTAGTAATCCTGCACAAGCTGAGCAGTTCTTAAGAGAGAATGAAGCTAACTTTGCAGATTCTCGTCAGTTGTATGGTGATTTAACTAATCGTCGTCAACAGATTGAACAAGCTGCATTGCAGAGAGCACAGTTAGCTGAATCTCGTGCTGCTAGACAAGAAGCTAGAGCAGATAGAATGGATGCTCGTACTCAACGTCAGAACCTTAACAACTATGCTAAGGAACTGAATGAGTGGGTATTACAGAATCCAGATAAACCTATTGGTACTAAAGCTGCTGAGCTTCAGACTAAGTATGATGTTAACCCTGTTATGGGGAATCAGGTTACTGGCGCAGTACAGCAGAATATTCAGGCATTAGGTGCTCCTACTCCTGAACAATCTGTGAAGATTAACTCTGCTAAAGCACAGTTACTGACTTCAGTTGACCAGTTTAAACAGGATGCTATCGCTGAGGTTAATGCTGCATTTGCTGGAGCAGGTATTAGTACTAACTTAATTGATGCTTCTCAGGATAAGAAGACTACTCAAGATGATGTTATTGATAAATGGGGTAAACGATTAGGTGATACAGGTAATGCTGCATCTTACTATGATGAAGCTAAACGAGTATTAGGTGACGTTTCTCCTGCTGTTATTGATAAAGTCTTACAAGACTCTTATGACAATAACTATTTCTTTGACGGTGGTTCGATGAACAAAGTGTTCTCAACCAAAAGTTCAGTTAAGGCTAATGCTGAAAAAGTTAAGAAAGCACTTGGTGATACGTCTACTCGACAAGCATTTCAGGATGCGTTACGTACAGTGGATTCTCAAGCAACTACTTTACTTAATCAGGGGACTGCTCCTATCACTAATTATGCTAGGCAGCTTCCTGCTTTTAACACTGGTGCTAATCCTGTAGCTCCTTCGTTAGTTCCTATCATTCCAGATTACTCTGGAAGCAGACGAGCATTACGACAGCAGTTACAATCTGTATTGGGTGACCCCAATATCAACAGAGAAACAGTACGTAAATAACAAAAATCCCTCCTAGTGAGGGATTTCTTTTAGTACACTCTTTATCAGTTAATACCCCTTTTGAGGATTCAAAATGGCTACTGGTTTTGAAAAACAGCAGCAGTTAGGAAATCTTACTGCACAAAAAGAACAAGAACTTGCTCAAGCCACTCAACGAAAACGAGTTGAAATGGGTGGTCCTGTTCCAGGAGTTGAGATTGATTTCCCTGTTGGTTCACCTGAGTATCAGAGGGGTGAGGAAGCTATTCGTCTGGCTAATCAACCAGACGCTTCTGTAATCAACAATTTCACTATCCCTACTACTCAGCCAAGCACTCCAGAGATGAGAGCTAATCAGGCTGCTATTGATGCTACTAAACCTTTCTATCGTAGAATGATTGCTCCTCAGGTATCTCCTGAGTTTGGTGGTACAGGTCCGTTTGACCCATCTCATCCTAACTTTGAGCAACGTGGTCAAGTAGCTACTCCTCCTTCTGCTGAACAGTATCAGGCTGATTTGCAGGATATGCCTATCAGTGCATTAAGAGCCAAGTATGGTAATGCTGCTGTAGCTGACCGTATGCGTTTAAATCTGGCTAATGCTAATAGCCAAGCATTAGAAGGTCAGCAGGTAGACCTGACTGATATTGCCAACTCTGCTCAAATCTGGGCAGGTAATACTGCTCGTTTTGGTCTTGGTTTATTAAACCTTGCTACACAAAACGTACAGGATACTTTGGCAGAAGCAGTAGGTAGACCAGAAGAAGCAGGTCAACCAACCCTGTTAGATAGAACTGGTTTCTCTGATGCTCTTAAAGGTTTCGTTGAAGAACAACGTAAAGACTATTCTCCTGGTACTCAGTTAGAACAGTCTCAGATTGCTGCATCTAAAGAACGATTTGCTCAGGGTGGTGAAGAACGTATTCGTAAAGATATCGAATCTGGTTCTAATCCATATATTGCAGAAGCATATGAACAAGGTCGTCAGTTAATTAACACTGCTGAACAATACGGTGGAGCTAATAACGCCTTAACAGCATTGGTTGCTGAGTCTGCTCCTGACCTTTTGTTAGGTGGTATCGTTGGTAAGGTTGCTGCACGTTCAGCTATCAAAGATTTAGCAGACCGTCATGGTGCAGACTTTGCTGCTAAGTTACTTCGTACTGAAGGTGGTAAACGTCAACTTGAGAATGCTACTGAAAAAGCATTTGTTGGTTATGTTGGTTTCCAGGAAGCTGGCTCTAACATGCAGCAGACTCTGGATGAAATTGACCAGATGACTCCTGAGCAGTTAGCTGCTAAATCACCAATGTATAAAGACCTTATTGCTGAAGGTTATGAACCATCACAGGCTAAGAGTTTAGTACGTACTCAAGCAGCTAATATCACTGCTGGTGTAGCTGGTACATTTGGTGCTTTAACTGGTTTAATTGCTGCACCATTTGAATCCAAAATACTGACTCCTTCTTTAATTAAAGGCCGAGGTCTGGTAGACCTGTCTAATCGTGTTTCTTCCAACATTGCGAGAGAAACAATTGAAGAAGGCATTCAAGGCGCTACTGGTCAATTTGCTTCTAATCTGGGTATCAAATTATCTGCTGATGAGCAGCAGTCACTCGCTGAAGACATTGGCTCTAACATTGCTGAATCAGCTATTGCTGGTGCGGGTATGGGTGGTGTTGGCACTGCTATTTCTGAGACTCCTAAAGCAGTCACAGATACATTTGGAGCAGGTGCGGGAGCAGTTAACCAAGTTAGAGAAAGAAGAGCAGCTACACGAGCACAAGAGTTTAGAGACACTGTGGCTGCCGCAAATGAAACTGTTCAACCAACAGCTACCTCAGAATCAACAGGACAAGTAGAGCCTGAGTCTATTCGTGCTCAGGATGCAGTAACTTCTCCTGAAGCTAAGGCAGTATTTGCACCTATTCCAGAAGAACAGATTAGTTCTCCTGATTCTATTATGCGTATTGCCAGAGCTATCTCTAGTCGTCAGATGGATGAGTCTACTCGTCGTGAGTTAGCTACTGTAGGTAATAACGTTATCTCTGCCTATGAGGATGCATTACCTCAGATTCAGGCACAGATGGATGCTGCCCCAGAAGCAGATAAAGCACAGTACCAAACTGCAATTGATAACATCAATGCAGTATTAGAACATCCTGATGTACAGGCTGTGCGTACTACTGCTGAAAGCTTCAAAATGACTCCTGAAGAAGTTAATGAAGTATTCTCTAAATTACCTTCTGAGATTACTCCAGAGACTTATCAGTCTCCTGATGTACAGTCCAATGTTAAGAATGTATTGGCTCAGATTGACCTTAACTCTCAGTCCATCTCACCAGAGCAAGCAGATACTCTGATTAACTCTGCTGATACTATTGGCTTGACTGATAACCAAGTTAATCAACTGAGACTTATCTCTGCATCTGGTAAAGCTACCAGTGATGTATCTAATGATGTACGTAATGGTTCAGATGGGTTTGTTGGTGTAAACCAGTATACCCAAGCCATCATCAGAGCAATGGCTACTGGTTCTACTCGTAGAGCTAATGCAATGCTCGATATGATGAATAACTTTGCTAACCATATGGATACTAAAGCTGCTGCATTCCAGAATGCTGCTGCTAACTTTACTGGTAACCAACCTGTAGAAGTAATCAATCCTACTACTGGTCAGCCTTATATGTCTTTGGATGGAACTCCAATGACGTATCATCCAGTTCGTTCTAAGAACCTCATTAATGAGATTCAGAATGATGCTAATGCAGTTCGTACTGCTGCTAATGCTGCTGCACAGTTAATTGCTGGTGAGACTGTTACTGTACCTGAAACACAGGCACAGCCTACTGCTACACCTGCTACTGAGACTACTCAGGAAGCTGCTCCAGCAGAAGAAACTGTAGAAGCTCCTACAACGACTTCTGAGACGACTTCTGCTCCAGAGGTACAAACACCAGTCCAGACTGAAACAGAGGCTTCTACCCCTGTTTCTGAGCCTGTACAAGTCGAATTATTTGATAAGCCAGAAGCAGTTCAATCTGATATCCAATTAACTGAAGAACCTACTGAACAAGTAGAGACTGATTTAATGGATAAGAACCAGATGGAACTTGGTTTAGATAAAGGTGTTAACCACGATATCTTAGCTGGTCTGCAAGCGACTACTGAGCAGTCTACTGCTGCTTCTTTATCAGAAGCTGATAAGCAATATCAGTCTACTAACCAGGTTAAGAAATGGTTTAAACCAACTGGTAAACGTTCTGCATTCCTGAGAACGAGTAACTTCTCTGGTCGTTTAACTGAAATCTTTAACAATGGTCAGAATCCAGTAACCCAGTTACAGAATCTGTTCAAAGGGTTTGTTAAACCAGAAGCTGTTACTCCTAAAGAAGCACAGGTAATGAGACAGTATGCTGCTCTCGTTCCTGCTATTGAACAGGCTCTAATTGAGTCCTGGGGTAAATTGACTCCTGAAGGTCAGCGTATCTTCTGGGAAACTAACCCAGTTGAGTACTTTGATGAGGTACGCAACATCAATGGTGAGAATGTTTATTTCTTATCTCAACCAGTTATTGAAGCAATGACTGCTGGTATGTTGCAGTGGTTTGTACGTAATGCATCTGAAACTACATTCAATGATGATAGAACCATCATGGATATTCTTGGTTTAGACAATAAAACTAAACCAACTGTAGAACAGACTGACCTGTTAAGAAATGCAGGTACTGACCGTCAGAATGTTATCGATGATTTAAGCAGAGAAGTATTTGGTATCTTAGGTATCAATGCTGACAGAAATACTCCTGTGAGTATTCGTGATGCTGTATCTAAGGGCTTAGCAACTGAAGTACTGAACGTAATGATTAACTCTAATCTGGTTCAGGAAACAGTAATTAAGAACTCTGATTTAGCTTCTGTTGGTTCTACCAAAGTTAACTCTTCAAACATGAAGAACTCTCGTGTGTTTATCAGAATGAATTCTGAATCAGAAGCTGCTAATCGTTTAGTAGAACTGATGCAGAATTCTAATGACCTGTTAGGTCAATTGACTAACCCACAAAGAGAGAAGCAAGGTGCATTCTTAGGTACTCCACCTAAAGGCCAATCCAACATTGTTAAGAATGGTGGTGGTCAGGTGATTCCTGAGAAGATGCTTGCTGCACGTAACAAAGCGAGTAACCAACCTCATTACATCAATATGGGTCTGCATGACCTGATGATGAATAAGCTTGGTACTGAATGGATTGGAAGAATGTTGGGTATGCAATCTGAAGAGAATGCTAACGCAGCACACTTACAATCAATTCAGGGGTCAAACCGTACTATCCAGAGAGATATTCAAACTCTGGAGAATGGTTTAACTCGTATTGCTAATGCCGGAATGGACTTAGCTACTACTCCAATTTACTTTGGTTATAACGTAATCAGTAACTTCCGTATGATGCTGAACTCTGGTGATTTCAATCCTCAGAGTGCTAAGTTACATCGTGAGTTAGTGACTGTAGCTCCATCTACTATTGAGTTAAATAATCCTCAGCATGGTGCTTTCCTGGATTATGCAATTGCTCAGGGCTTAGATATCTCTGTAGATAAGATGTCATCTGAATCTGCCAGAGAGAAACTGAGTAAAGCTATCAATACTGGTTTATTCAGAGATGCTATTAACATCCTGAAAGCTGCTGAGAATACTGATGATATCAGTGAAGCAGACCAGGAAACTCTGTTGAATGCAGTGAATGCAGGTAAAGAGAAGACTAAAACTCTTCATGCTCTGTATGCACAAGCTCAGTATGAACTGGCTGTAGAGAATGGACAAACATCATTCCAGACTCATGTAATGCTGGAACTGGATGGTGTAACCAATGGTCCATTCAACTCTATTGTTCAGCTTGGTTTGAAAGATGTTAACCAAGACCTTCTGGATAAACTCCAGAAAGGTGGTTTGTTCTATGGTGAATCAGACCAACTCTACAATGATGCTGCTGAACAGCCTGGGTTCCTTGACCTGTATAAAACTGCTGCTGCGGGTACTCAACAGTACATCAACAACATGATGGACTCTTTCCGTGCTATTCCTAACAGAATTGCAGCTATGAAAGGTAAGTCTCGTCAGGAACAGCAGAAGGAAACCAGAAACATTGAACGTCTGAGAAATCAGATGCGTGTAACTCTGGCTGCTTCCAAACTGATTGGTGATGTAAACATTGTTGAAGGTGAGCAGGTTGAACATCCGATTCAGATTGGTCGTGGATTACTTAAGAATCCAGTAACTGTAACCGTCTATTCTGGTGGTGCTAATGCCATCAACAGAAAGATTGCTATGGGTATTGTTACTGGTTACTACGAAGCAATCACAGAAGCTGTGAGAGCAGTAGATGCAGCTACTTCAGAAGATGAAAGACAAGCTGCTATTGCTCATATCACTGACTTAACTAATACCACTAATGAACTGACCACTGCTCAGGTATACCGTAATGGTGCTTGGCAGCAGATTGGTTCTCCAATTGACCTTGGTTCTGATGTAACTAAGTTTGAGTTTACTTCTGCTCAGATTGAAGCAATTACTCAGAACATCAAGATTGGTATTGGTGCTGCTGTTAACCAGTCTATTGCTAATGAGTTTGGTACTGTAATCAATCGTGGTCGTATGATGGTTTATGGTGCTGCTTTAATGCATGAAGTATTCATGTCTCGTTGGAATAAAGCTGTTTCAGAACGAGAAGCAGAACTCCGTAAATCAGGTGAACTCTCTAAGTATGAGTCTTTATCTCAGGTTCAATATGATGAGATTAAACAGTCACTGATTACTCAGATGCCTATTTTTAACTCTTGGTTCACTGCTAATAACACAGATGCTGAATCCCTGAATACCGGTATTCTGTTGAGTGAAGAAGGCAGACAGCCTGTAGACTCTTATCGTTTAGAGTCCAGAGGTCGTAGAGAAATGGATGGTAAGATGCGTAAATCTACCTTCGGTGTAGATATGCCTACTTACACTGAACCAGGTACTCGTGTAATGCCTCTGCTTGTACAGTCTGTAGAAGCTGCTATGCAGGCTATTGCTCGTGATATCAACCCTAACAATGCTCTGAACGTATTCGATGGTTACATCAATGCTGTTGAGCATTTAGAGTCTGGTTCTCAAGCTATTAACCAAGGTGTTCTGCAAAGCTGGAATGAGTTCAACTTACTTCAGGATTTCACCAATCGTTTTGAACAGGGCATGGAGAATGTAGATATTGCTAGTGAACTGGATGCTGATGCAGCTACCAGATTACAGCAGTCATTCGATTCCATTGCTGAAGAGCTTGGCTTTGAGCCTGGATTAAATCCAGTATCTCCTGAAGTAGTAGAAGCATTTACTACTCAGCTTAAGAAAGAAGCTGCACTTCAGACTGCTATTAAAGAAGCACTGTTCAATGGTGAAGCAATAACCTCTATTAACCAGATGACTGGTGCTAACGTTCCATTCAATATTCAGAATGGTAAGCAAACTACTGAAGAAGCTACTGACCTTCGTTCTCCTCTGGAGCAACTGAATGCATCAGTGGTTCTTCCTACACTGGATTCAGTATCACTTCCTACTGGTCGTACTACTATTCCAGAGTCTGCTCGTATGCGTGAAGCATTAGAGCGTAATGGACGTGCGGTAGCAGGTCATGAAGGTGTTCGTATTCTGACTAAGGGTGATGTTGTAGCTGCTGTTAGAGAAGCCTCTAAAGCTCTCCCATCCCGTCAGAATAGAATCACTGATTTTGTACTGAATAAGATTGAGGCTGCTATCCCATCTGACGTGAATGTGTATGTGGGTTCACCAGAAGCTCTCTCAGGCGTTCAGCAAGTAATGACACCTGATAGTCAGATGCAATTCAATGATGGCTTCCTGGGGCTTACAGAAGGTCAGAACATCTATATTGGTAGCCAGTCTATTGAGACTGTAATGCATGAGTTAATCCATGCTGCTACTGCTCAGACTATAATGTCCTACTATGACAATCCAGCAAGTGTTACTCCTGCTCAGAAAGTAGAAGTAGCATCTATTGAAGGATTGATGACTCGTTTTGTATCTGAGTACACCAATACGAATCCAGAAACTGATTCAGTAATTCGACTGATTGATAACCATATTCAATCTGGTGATATGGCTCAGGCTACTGCTGAGTTCATTGCATGGGGATTAGTTAACCCTCGCATGATTGATGCTCTGACTACCAAAGGTATTAAGGGAGCTATTACCAATGTGCTTAAGTCACTGGCTGACTCAATTAAAAAGATGTTTGCCATTGGTTCAAATCCAGAGATTGATTCTTACTGGACTCGTTTACTTGGTCATACTGTTGCCTTGGTTGATAGCACTACTAGTGCTAAGACAACTACTGAGCAAGGGTTAGCTCAGCAGAATATGAACAATGTAAATAATCTGGATGCAGAAACACTGTTCAATAAATTGGATGGTGGTAAAGCATCAGCAGAGCATATTAATCATCTAACTAATACTCTGGATTATCTGCAATCGAATATTGTTCGTCTGATTAAACAGACTGGAGAAGATATCTCTGGCTTATCTAATTTCCAAGATAAGTTAATGCTGGATTCTATTGACCCAGAGATTGATAAATCTCCTGATGCATTAATCGCTAATGGCTTTAACATGACTGAGAAAGAAGCATTGGTATTCAAGCTGCTTCAAGTATCTCTCAAGTATGGGCTGAATAACTTTACTCCAAGTGTTCTGACTGCACGTAGTCTGTATGCTCAGGCTAAACGTGAACTGACAGTACAGGATTTCCTGACTGACCCTAATAACCAATCTCAGTTTGAGATGGATTTAGCGAGACAACGTTATGATGCGGTGTTTGGGAATTCTGCTGTTGTGGCAGATGCTTCTGGTCGTAGTAACCGTCTTGCTAACTTTATTGCTTTAGTAGAAACCAATGAGTCTCTGCGTAATAAGCTTGGTCAGATTCCTGTTAGAGCTACCAGAGAAACTCCAGCTACTAACTTTGTAGACCGTGTTGGTCAACTGGTTAATAGAATTCTGGTTTGGTTATCTGGTTTAGCTACTCGTTCACTGACTAGCCGTGATATTGCATCTCGTCTTAGTGTCTTGGCTAAGAACATCAGTCATATAGATAGCACTTCTAGAGATACTTTGTTTGGTCGTATCTGGAGAGGTTCTGAGAATATCGTTGAGAACACCCAAGATAAACTCAAAGCATCTGGTAATAAGCTGCGTAAGCAACTCCAGAGAGTAGAAGCTAAAGTTCCTGGCTCAGTAGCATTTGGTATCAAAGCTGGTTCAGCAGTATTTAATGACCAGGATGCAGAAGATGTTCGTACTGCTATTACTAACATCGTTATGACCATGAACCAGAAAGATAAACTGAATGCTATTTCTGAATTGGTCTTTGAGTTTGTTGGTACTAACGAAACTAACCAGACTATTCATACTCTGTTAACTCAGAAGAATATGGCTGCTGATAGAGCACGTCAGATTATTCGTGAGATGGTTCCAGGCATGATTGAAAAATCATTTGTATCCCTGAACCAAACAGAGAAGGAAGCTATTCAGAAGGTAGTTGCTAATACTGATATGGCTTATCTGTTTGCTAATAACTACAGCCTGTCTCGACTGAATGAGTTGCTGACTAATCCAGCAGAATTAAACAAAGAGATTCAGAGTATGGAATCTCAATTGAATTCTTCTGGTGGTGTTAACTCAGCATTCTATATCAAGTCTGCGCATGGCTTAGCACAGCAGATGGTATATGGTGTATCACCATTGGCTTACCAGTTATCAAATGCAGGAGCTATTGCTCGACTGATTGGTACTGGCAGAACCAGACCTAATGATACTGCTGTAGAAACAGCTACTCAGTTGATTGATACCTTGGCTTCATTATCTGCTCTGAGAGAACTCTCTGATGCTGATAAAGCTACTGTATCTAATGTAATGAAACGTGAGATGACTAAAGGTGAACCAGATAATAATGGCATGACCTTTACTCTGAAATACTATCGTTCATTACAGCAAGCTGAATTAGCTAAAGCTGGTGGTGATGCAACTATGTCAGCAGTGAAAGGATTTACTCCTACACTGGCAGACCCTAATAAGAAAGTTGTGATTGCATCTGTTAAAGATGAACCAATGCTTTTTCGTAAAGGGTATGTACGTGGTGCGAGAGTACCTCGTGACTCAATGGACTTTAGGCAAGAGTCTATGTACTACTACCATTCTAACAATGGTGGTGAACCTCGCTGGATTGCTGGAGTAATGTCTACCCTGCAAACCACCGTAGGTGGAGTTAACCCGCTGACTGGTAGAAGTGTTAATGGGTATATGACCCCTGGTGCATGGACTGCTAAAGAACGTTTAGCCATGAACAGTATGAAGCGTGGAGAGATTGATAAGCTGTTTGACCCAGCTAATCCAATGCCGAAGACTGGTGCATCTTACATGCAACCAGTATTGAACCAAGCTGGTACTATCATGGGTTATTCATATCAAATGCCTAGAGCTAATAAAGAAGCTCATCTGGATATTGATAATGATTTCACTAAAGTGATGGCTGCTTGGGAAGGTAGGATTGCTGAAGAGATTCAGGCTGCACGTTACAACAATATGCTTATGCAACGTCTTCATGAGATGTATAAGAAAGATGCGAGAATGGGTAATGCTTACCAGTATCTGACCATCAATAAGAATTCAACTGACCCACAACTCAAAGAAATTTATGAGTTGATGCCAATTGAGATGAAGGAAATGGCTAAAGAGATTTGGCCTAATGGTGATATCAAAGTGCGTAAAGATTTACTGAATAATGCCTTTGGTTATCGTGAACCTTCTGTTCTTAACATGTGGACAGGTCAGAGTGGTTACTCTAAAGAGTTTGAACAAGGTTTTGTAACCATGGCTGAAACACTCTTTGGTAAGAATGCTGCTCGATATCTGAGACTTGGTGAACGTGGGATTATGGAATTCGTGAAGGAGATGAAGGATTGGATTGTGGTACGTTCAGTAATTGTATCCGCAGCTAACCTTGTTTCTAACATGGTTCACTTAGCTACTATTGGTATTAGCCCTATCACTATGGCTAAGGATATGTCTACTGCTGTACTGGCTGCTGAGGAATACAGACGTAATGAGAAAATCATTAACGAGTATTCTCACTATCTGGCAGTGGGGCATAACCCACAGAAGGCAGGTGAGTATCAGAGACGTATCTCTGAACTAAAAGATTTCCAGGCTCGTAACCCTGTAGCTGAATTAATTCAGGCTGGTTTGCTTCCTACAATCGCAGAAGATTTAGGTCAGCAAGATGATTACTCTCTGAAAGATAAAGCAGTATCAACTCTGTCTCGTTACACTGATGGTGTACCAGAAGGAGTTAAGAGAGCAGCTAAGGAAATTGCACTGTCTAGAGATAGTCATGTGTATTTCTTCCTTAACCGTAGCATTCAATATGGTGACTTCGTTGCTAAGTATTCAATGTATAAACAACTGACTACTCGCAAGAATAATCCTTTGGATAAAGAGTCTGCTCTGGCTCAGGTAATGAGTGAATTCATCAACTATGATGTGCTGCCTAGCCGTACTCGTGCTTATCTGGATGCAATGGGTTTAACTTGGTTCCTGAACTACAAAATTCGTATTCAGAAAATCATTCTTAAAACCATCAGAGAGAATCCAATTAGAGCATTGTTCCTCATGAGTCATTTAAGCTCTGAGTCTGCATTGCCTAACATCACGGATGCTAACCTGATTACAGGTAGTATGGATTACAACATCGGTATGGGAACAGCAGCTAACGGATTAACAATTCATCCATTGGTTGCACTGTTCTAAATGGTGGATGTGACGGGACTCTAACCCGCGTTTCGGGGCCTAAAGCCCCGTGCGCATATACCTACATCGCCTCACACCCAAAGAAAAGCCCCATGGAAGGGGCTTTATTCTTTTGTATCTTCTTGCTTTAAAGCCATATAGATGAACCAGAATAATCCTGCTATCACAGCTACTGTCAGAACTAGGGGCCATGCAAAGAAGACCCCTACTATGAGAGCAGTAATGAAAGCAGCTTTAAGTGCTTTCATCTAGACTCCTGATTAAGCTGTACGAGCAAACAGAGATTTAGTTTGTTCTTTTTGTCTTGCGACTACAGCATCAACATCTGCATCATCTTCTTCTTCAGCTACTTCTTCAGTAGGCTGAGTATCGATGATTTGTTCACCTGCTACTGGAAGCTCTACGTAGGGGTCTTTAGAAGCCTCTACCTGAGGTTTTGTTTCCACCTGTTGTACTTCTTCAATTTCACCACGAAGAATGCCTTGAGCAGGCTCTACGAAGCCAGAACTACGTGGTTGTTGATTAGGTGTCTTTGGTTTATGGTCACTGGTCAGTTGCTGAGGAACGATATCCAGAGTTGCTGAATAACCGTTCTCACCACGACCAGCTTTCAGGTCGATATTAATATCGTTACCTGGAGCTACATTGATAATGGTGAAAGCATAGTTCTTCAGAGCTTCCATGATTTCGTCTTGATTCAGTGTGATTTGCATCAATCTATTTCCTCTATAAAGATTTCTACTCTTGGCTGTTCTCGGTCTATAGACCCCATCCGAAAAGCCAACTCAGGAACGTAAAGATAATTGTCATCAGGTAATTTCCCTAGCTCTACCAGAGCATCAGCAAAGAACTTATCAACTACAGAACATACGTTACCTACATCAGTTAAGTGTTTAGTAGCTGGATACATTACGTATGTCAGCCGTACTTTTTTGAACATAGGTAGAGCACGTATTTGTTCTTCCATCTCTAGTTTGAAATTAACCTTAGCTTTATTAAGTGTCATATGATGCTCATTGCGATATGCATTGAGATTAAGACTGAATAATTTAGCTTTGGTTTTTTGTACTCTGAGAGGTGCGATAAGTTTATGCATAGTTACAATCTCTTGTCATTGAAAGTGACAGTATATCCTTGAGATTTGAACCATTTAAGTTGAGTTATGATTTGTGTTATTATTAATGATTTAGAACAAATACGTTTACAACCAGTTAATAGAACATCAATTTCCTTGTCATGTGGATTTTCCAAGATTCCCTGGATAATTTTGTAAGACACTTCCTGGTAAGCTGTACCTGAGACGTTTTGGGACATTCTTACTTTAATTGCCATAATCCACCTATTAAAAAGCCCACCGAAGTGGGCTTCTTTTTTAAGAGCGTTTGAACAAGGAACTTGTACCAGTCTTAGCACCGCCAGATGGCAGACCAGACTTAGCGCCATCTTTATTGCCTTTGGCTTTATTGATGACTTTACCTGCCCATTTAGCTACCCAGTCATCCTTGAACTTGGCTTCGGTAACACCCTTCTCGATTTCTGGTACAGTCAGACCATCATCGTAACGGAAGAATTTAACGACTTCGTTAATTTCACGAGTCTCACCAGTAGGGTAATATTTACCATCATCACCTTTTTCGTTTTTATCTACCGTCTGTTTCTGGATACCTGCTTGAATCAGTTGACCAGTCAGTTCTACCAGTACATCCACTTCAGTAGGACGTTCTTCCTTGGCTTCAAAGTCATACAGTTTAATGACTTTCTTCTCAACATCCAGTTGAGACAGTTCTTTACCTACGGTCAGCAGAGCCAGACTGTTAGCAGTCAGGAAGCTAGGCAGATAATGCTCTTTACCATCTTTGGTATAGGTATTCTTATTGCCTTTGTCATTCCCTGACAAAACCCAGAACTGCTGACGTACTTCTTTACCGTCAACATCACCTTGCAGGTTAATTGCAACTGCACCGCTTGCTGCGGTAGTGAAGTACGCAACTTTGACCTTCATTGGATAGACGTTGGTGTCCAGTACACCACCACCACCCAGAACGTCTTTTTCACCTTCAACGTTTGCTTTAGTTTCTAAGTTTTTTAACAGAGACATTTTTTATCCTTACTCTTCGTAGAATTCATCGATACGTTTAAACAGTTTCATGACATCGTTATCAATAAAACTTTCATTTGTTTTCCACATAAAACGTGGAGAACGAATACGTTCATGAACAGTATCTTTAGTAATACAGGTTTGGAACACATGCTTGAAGCCAAGCATTTCTTCTTCTTCTGTTACTACAAGAAGTTCATTCTCATAGTTTTTCAGAAGCTTCAGAGGTACACGTTTGGCATACACAATACATGTGAAATACGCTTCAATACCCTGATTTTTCAATGCACCTTTAACAGGAACTTTGGTTTCAACAACCATTTCGTTCTCGTTAAGAGTTGCTAAGGTATGCGCAATAAAGATTACTCGTTTACTGGATTTAGCTACCTTATCTTGCATCAGGTTTTTGAAGTACTGGTTGTAATTAGCCCAACCCTGCATGGTATTAGATGAACCAATAACATACATAGACTCAAACATATCCATTAAGAATGTGAGTGAGTCCACCACAATGGTATGGATATGAGGCATATTCTCAGCTTCATCAAAAGCTTCATATACCTGCATTGGGTCAGTAATTACATATCTGTCGAACTTATTAGGAAACGGCAGACGCTTGCCTGATTCACAGTTCAGATACATTACACCTGGATGGTCAGGCAGATTCATCAATGAAGATGACTTACCAGATGAAGATGTACCTGCAATGAGAACTAGGTCTTTGATTGGTTCAGACATTATCTCTCCTGATAGATAAAGAAAGCCTCATTAAGAGGCTTGTTCTGAGAGTTTCTTGCTGACACTTCGCATGATAGTGCTATGAATTTCAATCTCTGGTAATGCATTGTCCAGCTTCGAGTTGAAGCCCAATACCTTATCCAGAATCTGCTGATACTGAAGGCCAGTGTCAGCTAACATCATAGCAAATTTTAGCAGTTGATTGTTGCGATTTCCTGTTCCCATACGTTGTGCAAACCAACGTTCAAGATTGTCGAGATTCCCTAAATCAACCATACGTTTCTTCAGTTCATCATTCTTACTGGTTTTCGGAATGAATGCTAAAGCGTCCAGCAATTCTCCTTCATTGGAGAATGTTTCGCCTGGGTGAGTAGCCCACTTACGGCATCGCTGGAATGTCTGGTCATCAATCTTGAATGGAAGCCATTCACAGACGTTATTCATGAATTCTTTGAATTCAACTTCATCCAGTTTCAGATGATAATTGATTGGTAGAATCAATCTGAATCTGTGATTCTCATCCGTGTGTCGCTTAGTGGTATGAATAAAGTACGTATATTCCTTCATCAGTACTTTAACTTCCTCAAGGGTAGTTCCTTCATCCACATCAATCACAATGCAGTTAAAGCCAGGAATTACATTGGCTCCATCTCTGTGAGCATCACCACTCTTACCTTTCAGTAGAGAATGGTTTACCCAGTGCATGTCTTCCATTTGACATAGCTGCTGGAGATTCTCAAAAGATATTGGTTCACTAAGATAGTTATAAGCAACATGACCACTATATGAAACCGTCAGTTCATTTAAGTCTGTTGGTTTAAGTGACTCACCTTTGAAGAATTCAATTCCATCTACGAATGTCTTCTTAATGATGATGTGATGCTTATAGCCATAAGCTACAGCTAAATTCATTAGCTCTTGCTTCTGTGCATTACTACCTTTGTAGAATGGTAAATCCTCTACCAAATCTACGTGAGTAACTTCCTTGCCTACTCCGGCAATATAGTTTGCCAACTTAACATAGTTTTTCTCACGGCTAAGAATTCTATCGAATGCTTCACCAGAGTCTTCAACTAGTTTGATAGCTGACATTAATTGGGCATCAGTTACTTCATCAGTCTCATCAACAAATGCATAGACACCTGCAAGTTTCAGAGCTTTAAAGTATCTGTGACGTAGTTCTGCTTTACGAATTTCTTCATGTTCAGGAAGCCTGTCGGCAATCTGTTCACAATGAACTTTGTAAGCAATGAGCTTGATGCTCACATCTCTACTGACATTAATCTTCTGATTATACTTAATTGCATCAGCTAACATCCCAAAGTGTTGGGACAGTTGAGCAATAGTATTAGACGATGTTGTATCCGTTAACATGTCGAAGATTTGTTCTGGAGTCATTTCCTGTTGGAAATCTTCTTTGGTCGAATAACCAAACAAGCAACGACGAGCATAACCAGCAACAAGTAACGCATAGAATTCATCTTCCTCTTTACCCCCATTAAGTAAACTATTTGGAGTACCGAAGAGAAGCATATTGGTAGGTGTTTTACCTTCCAGTTCTTCACCTCGTTGAGATTCCGCTGTGTTCTTGGTTAACTTCTGCTTGATTAAACCTTGGTCGTATAACTCAAGGAATGCAGTCAGTAAGTCGAGGTTAGAGATTAGGTTCTTACCTAACTCATCACACTCGAATGATGCGGCACCAGCATTAGCCAATAACAGTTTATATCGAAGTTGCTTTAGAGCAGGCACAGTACCACTATCAAATGAGAATGCTAATGCACCTGTAGAAGCAAATTCCTTTTCCAGTTTCACTAACTCATCTGCTGGGTCTGTTCCGTTTTTACTGGCTCTTTGGGCTGCTAAATCGACTAAGTTCTGTCCGGCTAAGAATGGGAAAGTATCATTCAGGAATGTTCTCTTAAACTGGTTTAAGAACTCACCTTCAATGATATTGGTTGAATGTCCCTTACCAGACCCTGATGGAGCCAAGTTCAGGACATATACGTTAACAGGCAAGTTACCTCGGTCTAAGGTATCCAGTGTGACACGCATACTGGCTGCCATCTTAGCCATAAAGTAACTAACCTGAACCCTAAAGAATAAGCGATTCTGGTTGAGTGTCTTTTTACAAAGCACATCAACCATCTGTTCACTTATTGGGTGATAGTCAGCACTTGATAAGTCAAACATTGCATCTCTCTAATTAGATAATGAGTTCACCAGATGCCAGGTACTTATCCTTTTGTCTGCATGAGTTATATGCAGCACAGTACTTACACGCTACAACCTGTCCAGGAACTCTGACAACGATGCCTACACCACCGTCTTCTACCAGACGGAGATTAGCATCATGTTGATTATCAAAGTTTTTGGTACTACGCCCCATTGAATTAGGGTTTTTGTAGTATTTGAAGACAGGTTCAGAGCGCCATAGTTCTTCTTCCGTACACTCTGGCAATTCTGATTCAGGAGCATCCTTGTATCGTTCCAAAGCTGATAGCTTGGAGGACACATATTGCTCCGTTTCACTAACGGATTTCAAGAGTATTGGATATTCTAATATCTTCTGTTGAGGGTAATCCTTATTCGCTCTAGCCATATTTGCTGACCAATCTGTAAACAGATAGTCAATGTACATATGGTCATGGCGAATCCTTTCTGGGTTAAGCCAACGATAGATACTTCCTTGCATACGGAACTTATCGTCATTGGCTTTGTTCATGTAGGTGAACGTACTGGTAGATTTAACATCCCTGAGTCGATACTCAAGTACCATGTCAAACTTGCCACCAATCGTCCAACCTTTGAATTCCTTTTCAACACGTTGTTCGAGCCATACAGGAATGATGTCATCATTCAGTTCATCAAGAGATGGATTGATACGCACTGCTTCAATCACTCTCTTAGGATAACCAAGAGACTCTAATGACTGTTTGTAATTACCTTTCCAGGCTCTCTCAATCGCGTCATGGAACGCTGTACCCATACGGTTAGGGATTTGGCTAGCTATATCGATACGCTGCTCTCCAGCCCCATTTATACGTGCTGTCAGTATCAACTGACGAACACTTTTCAATAGACTGGTAGCAGAGATATAGTTTGGTTTCTCAACATAATCATAAGAATCCTGAGCCAACCAAACTGCCATGCTTAAAGCTATGTTGCTTGGATTGGAATACTTCATGATTACACCTTCTTATCAGAAGGGATACCGATAGATGCATTGAGATTGTTGAAGTCGATTGCAGGCAATGCTGCACGAACTACTTCGATATCTGAAGGAATCAGTTCTGCTGCTTCAGGCCATACTTCCACTAAACGTTTAGTAGTATTCACACTATAAACTACAGCCTTAACATTCTCTTCGATACTTTTAGAACTAGATTCTAAATCCTGTAATGCTTTCTCAGCATCAAGGAATTTCTGTACCAGAGGATTGTCAGCAGTTAAAGTTGGTTTAGCACCATTAGCTAAACGAATAAAACGCAAACCATCAAATTCTTTTTGTTCCAATACAGTAATAAATGGGTATGAAATATTCATACCACCAAGGTTCATCTTGTTTGCATTCCAAGTGGAATAATTAGTGATAGAAGAAATTAAAATACCTTCTGTTTCAAGTGACTTACATTTATCTTTAATAGTATTAAAGCGGTCAACTAAACGACGATAAGCTTTAAGTCCACCAAAGGAAGCGATTAAGCATTCCATCTTAACCTTTTCTACATTAGCTCTGGCTTCTTCAATACGCTTAGGAAAACCAGATTTATCCATTGCAGCATCAATGATTTTTTTACGAGCATCATTAGTAAGACGTACAGACATAAATATTCCTCACTGAGTAAGTGCCTTCCAAGACATTGGGAATAATGGTTCAATGATTTTACGAACCATTTCAGCTAAGTCTTGGATTTCTTGTTGGGCATGAGCATCACTTCTCTTGTTATAAAAGTTAGCGAAAGCAAGTAAGTTACCTGTCCAAGTCCAGTTAACCTCTACACCTTGAGGTAACACAAATCTGGCTTGTTCTGGTGCAATCCCTTCAGCAATCATTCGTTCATACATAAATACTGCTGCATGAGTAATTTCAATATATGAAGATTTCCATGCATCATTATCTGGATGAATACCTGCACTACCTTGTTTGATAGAACCTTCAGGTCTTAATCTAAATTCAGGAATGTATATTTCTGGGGTTGTAGAGATGTACCTCCGAGATTCTTCATTCTCTACTAAGCCCTGTTTATGTTTAAAAGCTTGAGTACGAATTGGAATTGGAGCCTGCATTTGTAAGGTAATTGCAGTATGGGCAAATGGAGTCCAATGTACTGCTTGATGCCGAATACTTCTATAAAGTGCTTCAGCAGTACATTCATCATAAGTACCAAGTTCCTTGGTTCCATTCAGAATCATACTGATGATTTCTTTTCTGTCTTTAGAGGAAATACCCTCAGCCAGATAACGAAGTAATCCTTGGTTCTGGGCTTCAGTACGTACAGTGGCATCTGTCTTAGCAAATGACTGACGAGCAACATCAACAATACGTTGGTCATTGCCCATATGGTCTACATACTTAACTTGCATTAAATTTGTTCCTTACCTGTAGGAACACCAAAATGTTCCATGTGTTTTTTAACTAATTCAGGGGCAGATAAAGATAATTCCATTTGAGGGTGTGGCATAGCAGACTCTCCAGCTAATGCGAAGTAAGCTGCACCATCTACATAGTCATCAAGTTTGAATGAGCCTCCTGAGGCTCTTGCAGCCTTCAGGAAGACCATAAACATCCAACCTTGTTCCTCAGTAAGGTTCAGGTTATACATCGCGTTAAACGCTGCTACAGTACGTGCCATTGAACGTTCAGATTCTTGGTCACGCTCACTGGCTCGGTCACCAATACAACGTTTAGCTTCTTGCAAAATTGCTGGAGCATTATCAATAGAGGTAGCAAAGGTCATTTTTTATATTTCTCCGGGTGAAGATACTTATCCAATCCTACGGCACATGTTTCTAATATTTGATTCTCATCAGCCCCGTTAGCCAGAGAGATATCATTAGCCCATGATGGATGGAACACACTAAGCTCACCACCTAACTTCACTTCATCGTGATAAATGTCAGGATGGTCTTGCCATTGGACACACTCAACAAGATTGTCATTCACCCACTTCACTACCTCGATATCATCTGGAACCAGATAATACTGAGCATCATGAATGTGTGCTGCTGGACGGATTACATAGGCATACTTAGATGTCCATACACGTTCCATAAACTCATTTGCTGCTCTGTTATTTAACAGACACCAAGATTGTCCTAATGCGTTACCAGCAGTCCTGCCTTCAGCTTTCGCTTCATAAGGCATGTTACTGGTTCCCCATACGACTTTACCGAGTAATGGAGTACGTATTCTTAATCCGAATGCAGCAGTGATGTAACCATCTTTAGTTGCTTGTTCTAACTTCTTATCAACCCATTGGTCAGAGACGAAATAAAGTTCGTGATATCTCTGTTCAACGGATTTAGCTTTCTCTTCTGGAAAGCCGCAGTTAGCCATTAATGTGAAATAAGTACCTTGATAGGTAAGTGCAAAAGTAGGTGCTTTAGATTCCTGTCTAAAGTCTGGATAAAGTTCCTGAATACTATTGATGCTTTCTACAGTATCAATAATGTCAGGCATCTGAGAGCCAAAATAGGCAAATGCTCGTAGACTATGACCATCATAACCATCGGTATATACCTTCAGTTTATTTGGGTCTTTAGTTGTAAGAGCAGAAATACGGTCTTCCAAACTAGCAAAGTCCAACCCAATGAGAAGCCAACCAGGAGCAGCTTTAAAGCATCTCTTTATTGGTTTGGCATATGGACTCTTGGATGATGGAATCTGTTGCATGTTTGGTTTTGAAGAACTTAATCGTCCTGATACAGTTCCACCAATGTTGAAGCTACCAAATAGATAGTGCATACCATCCTCTGCTAGAGGAGCTTCCTCAAATGCAGGGATGAATGCAGAAAGTATTTTCTCTACTTTGGAATACTTAATCAGACATTCCAGTATAGATTTATACCTTTCGTTATCAGTATGGTTTATCAGTTTCTCAAGAGTTTCAGCCCCAGTTGCTGGTAGCTTACTGTCCGTATAATCAATCACAGGTAATCCCATAATATCATACAAGAGTTCTTGTACTTGTTGATGGGAATTTGGATTGAAGTCTACAGCCAGAGTTTCTTCATCAGATAGAGTTATCTGCTTAGTCTTGAGGGATGCATTACGAGTGTCTACATGATTCTGACGTAGTCTATGAATTAACACATCTACTACAGAAAACACTTTAATAGCGTTTATGTAGCCATCACGTTCTTTAATCATTGCTGCCTTCAGCTTCTTAACTTCTGCCATATCAATAGGCATACCAGTTAATTGCATCTGAATAATGTTCTTCAGAGAAGGTAGCATTAGATTGTTATAGATATCCCACTGCTCATCTAACACCATAGTGTCAGAGTGTTTATTGGCTACGTACCAAGTACTTAGACAGTCTGTTAAGTTGTACTTAAGCAAATCATCTATATCGATTTTAGTAATATCATCGATATCGTCTTGAGCATAGTTGCCAGCAAACTCATGAGATTGAGCTTTTAGACTAAGTTCATTTCCAGCACATGAGTTCGTTGCTAAGTAAGCAATAATCTTAGTGTCGTGGAAGTTTCTGCACATGAGATGCAGTCCCTTGAGTAAACCTTCTTGGTCTAATAGACCTTTCATCCATAACTGATGGATTAGAACTGTTAAGTCATAACCTGCGTTATGCCAAATCAATTTGCCTTTGTATGTCTCAAAGAAATTCCTGACTAAGCCACGAATCTTCTGAGCATCCTCAGGACTGTTGGTGTAATCGATAGCGAAAGCACCACCATTGTGTTCATCCCATGCAAAACCAATAGTACCTAATCCTGCTTTATAGAACTTCAAATCGAATGCTTCGATATCAGCAGCAAGGATTGGATATTGATGCAGAGAGTCCAGCCAGGCAGAGATTTCATTGATACCCTTGGGATAGTATTCCGAATGAATAATATCGCCTCCTAGCTCATTGTAGGAGCCAGAAATGATATCGGTGAGAGCTTTCAAAGCTAAGTCAATTTTGCCTTGTACAGATGGGTCATAGAATAACTGACCATAGTTAGGGCAGAGAATGACATTGATATGCTCAAACCCAGGGATTGCACATGGAAGTACATACCCATAGTAGGGTTCAGCTTTTTGCTTCTTGGTTAACGTCTTAAAGTATGCTGTATCAGTACACAGAATATATTCTGTACGCAGATTGCATAACTCTGGTAAGACTTGGTTAAGGTAGTCTTTCTGTAGAGAGACAGGTGCTTTCTTCCCGTTATAATCCAGGTCGAATGCGATGAACATCCTCTTACCTAATCCGGTAGGAGTGATGTAGTGTTTCTCTAAGTCAGCTTTCCTAAGTTGTTGAGGTTTAATGAGAATAGCTATAGGGAACCTTGGAGAAGGTTCAAATATCAGATGTCGCATGGCTATCCTATTGGTTCAGGTGGCTCGTCATTGAGTTTGAGAAGCCTATGCTCTTTCCCTGAATCTATCAACTCATAGATTAAATCCATTAACTCTGCTGATAGAGGTCTGTGTTCAAGGAAATAAGTCCTTTTTCCTTCGTGGTCCATGAACCTACATTCATCTAACATTGCAGGCCAATGGCCCCTCAATAGTTTGTACTCAACTAAGATAGTCAGAGGTACGATGAATACATGTTCCATTATCCCACCAGACGAAACATCACATGGAAGTCCATGATTTGTTTAGTTTCGATATCCAGATAAACGATTAAACGAAGATGTTCAGGGGTTCTTTTAGGAGCAGAAGCAAACATACGACTGTAAGTTTCATGTAGATATTCAGGAATGACATCATACATTTGTCCCCAGTCTTTAAGACGTGCCATGACTTTAGTGAGATAAGCATCAATCTTACGTCTATCATTAGCTAACTTAGATTTAGCAACCCAAAGTTCTTTTGCTCTTGGTTTAAGCTCTTCTTTAATACCTACCCTGTATTCACGACGCATATCACCAAAAGTCATACCATCATATGTAAATCCATATGGAGTACCATTATCAGCACAAAGTGCTTCTTCAAGACGAAGTACATAATCTGCATAAGCTTCAGTAAGTTTATCTACCAAAGTATTCTTAACATATATACGTTCTTGAGTATGTTGTCTTATAGGTATAGCCATTAGAGACTCCCGTAAAACACCACACGAGTTGTTGCACGACTAACTGCTACATACAGTAAGCGAGCTAATTCTTGTGGGTCACGGCATACACGTAAATCACTTAAGTCTACATAGACTGTATGATACGTAGAGCCTTGAGATTTATGAGCAGTACCTGCATATGCAATACGTAAGTCAGCAAAGTTATTCTTTAAATAAAAATAGGTTTCCCAATCTTTAATATGTGCTGCTTGTCGAATACTTCCAGCTAACTGGGTATAACTTTCAGCAACCCATACATGCAGATTGTTATTCAGAACTACAGTTCTAAATTGAATACCTACTTTGTTATCTGTATGTACTTCTTTACTAACTGAAGTAACTAAATACTCTTTCTCAATCTTGGTTCTAGATGAACCAATCTCAATAGAGTTATTAGAGATGACTCTATCACCAACCATTAAATGGATTGGTAATCCTTTTTCCTGACGGATGTACGTATTGAATTCTTGGGTACGGTTGTTTGTATAAGCGAGGATTTTGTGTCCGGGAGTTTCTTGGTTAATGAAATGTGCATCCATGAGATTACGCATTTCTACATCATCAACGAAGTCAATGATACCAGGAATTGGACTAATTGGTTTGAAGATACCCGTTTCAACTGTTTCTCTTAACTGGGCGTTTAGAGCAGTGAGTGCAGGACTATTGCTAGTACGCACTTGGGTAGTCAAATATGAGGTGAGAAATCCTGAATTAAATGCAGGACTTTCTTTTTCTGAGACTGGAGCTAGCTGGCAGTGGTCGCCAATAAAAACTATTTTACAGTTTCTATTTGTGGCTTCCTCTATGAGCTTCAGTAATTGAGTATCTGCCATAGATGCTTCATCCATAAGGAGTAAAGTATCTTGGAGATAGGAGAAGGACTTACTTTTTACAGTATTGGTTTTACCTGTACGGTAATCATCCCTTACTGTTAATCCAATTGTAGAGTGAATAGTTTTCACATCACGATTAGGAAATCTTTCTTGTAATACTTCTGCTGCCTTATTAGTGGTAGCAGTAATAGCAATGTCCTTTAGTGGCTCTGCACCCATGATATTACAGATACGTTCCGTGTTAGGAAGCATATTAATCATGTGGTCAAGCATATATGTCTTGCCTACTCCAGGAGGACCAGAGATACACATATGTTTATTAGGAGACACAAGGAATGCTAGGAAGGTCTTAGCAGCCTTCTCTTGGCAATCAGTCAGTTGCATCCTCTGTCCTTAGGAAATCCAATTTACCAACGTCATACATGGTCTTGGATAAGAACCACATCTGAATACGTTTATCCATTGGTTTAACGACAATACGGTCTGCACCTTTACCATAATTACGAGTTTCTTCGTACATCTCTGCTTCAGATAATAACCTCAGCAGTTCCTGTCCTTTTTCAACAGGTAGTACGATTCTAAAATCATAACTAAGTTCGATGCAGACCATGTTGGTTGAATTTGTCATATATACCTTAGGGGAAGTATATGGACCAATCCGTTTTAACATATGCATCAATGCACCAGAATATTCCTAGAACTATGCACATGATATAGTTCATGGTTTACCTGCTTTATTAAGAAAGTCGTTGACGATATCAACAGGTGATTTTGAGTAATTACCGACTGGTTGGTGATAACTCATATCACGTTCAGCTAACTCATCGAGTTTAGCTGCATTTCTGTTGTACGCATCAACTAAGTGTTGAGCTACCGTCTCCATAACTTTCTGTAGATAGAAAGCTCTTGATGAACGTAAAGCTTTATCTTCTTCTTCAGATTCAGGAGAGAACATGAATCCTTCGAAAACAGGTAGACCAGAATCTGTAAAACGAATTGTACCGAATTTTTGAATTTTCATTTGAGCACCTAAACAGTGGAATATAAGCAAATAAACCACCGAAGGTGGTCTATTTGATTTGAACCATAGTTAATCGTCCACCGAATACTGCTCCGGTATCGATATAGTTTTGGTTCTTAAACTGTTTGGGGTCTTTGACAGGAGTATGACCGAAGTAAAATTCATCGGCTCCTGTAATGACTACGCTACGACCATTCTGGTTTTTAACCATTCTATCCCTACTCCAGACTGTGTCTGTGAGGTCTACTGGTTTACCGAATACGTAGGTATCTGATGGGTAGTCAGCGTGACCAATGACAACTTTTCTGTCATCGATAGTGACTTCAATGAGATAAGGTAGCAGAGCTACTTTATGGAATAACTCAATGGTTTTATTAATTTGTTCAACTGATTGTTGAACAAACCACATACCACCATTTCTAAACCAATCTGCAAATAGCATATCTGCTTCAGCAGTGTTTGGTTTAGCAGTAACAGCATCGAGAGCCATGATTTCATGGTTACCAATAACTGCTTTGAACCATGGTTGATTCAATAACTCTAAGCACTCAATATTATGAGTACCACGGTCAATTAAATCACCAACAGAGATAAGCAAGTCAGTCTGAGTATCAAACTGAACTTTATACATCTCTTCATTTAAATCTAACCAGCAGCCATGTAGGTCGCCTACAACGAAGATTCGTTTGTAATTGCTACCATCGATAGCTTGATAAACATTTTCCATATATACCTCCAATGGTAACTGGAAAATACTCCCCCAATTAGGGGGAGTACTTCCAAGCGCCACTGCCGGTATTAGCCGACAACGTGTTCGTGCATTTCAGAAACATCGCTTGCAATGCGTTTAACGCCTTCTGCAATTGCAGGAGCAACAGCAGCAGCGATAACTTCATTGAAGGTTGGTTCTTTCACTTTCGGCTTAGACTGCTCTTCCAGCAGTTTACGCTGAGCCTGGATAGTCAGAGCCGAATCCAGCAGAGCTTGGGACGAGATTTGTTCAATCAGCGTACCTGGCTGCTGGTACTGCAACTGGTGCAGTTTTGCACGTTTGACGACTTCAGCGATTACAGCAGGAATAGTACCTGCCAGCGCTTCACCAACCAGAGTCAGGTCAGCATCAGCCGCAATAGTTTCGCGACCGTACAGACGAACCAGTTTTTCAACTGCTTTCGCATCAGGCGCGGTAACGTCAATGATTGCATCCAGACGACCTGGGCGCAGCATTGCAGGGTTGATGTTTTCCAGATGGTTGGTGGTCAGCACCGTGATGATACGGCTGGATTTGGTGTCAATACCGTCGAGGATGTTCAGGATGTCATCCATCTTAACAGAACGTTCACCAGATACAGCACGGTCGATATCTTCACAGAAGATGACACACGCTTTATCGCTGTATTGCTTGGCGAACTGAATCGCATCACTCAGTTCGTCAGAGCGCGGTACGTAAACGTAGGTAACACCCACGTTGGTAGCCAGAGCAGCAGCAACTGTTGCAGCCATGGTTTTACCAGTACCATATGGCCCACCCAACAGAACGCCAC